TCACGAAGCTGTCGGACTACCTTGAGAAGCTGGCGAAGCGGTAGCGGCGCGCGGCTTTTTGGCCCCGGTGTTCGGCGGGGGCGGGATATTGGAAACCGGGCGGTTTTCAGCCCATTCCGCGATTTCACGGTACAGCCAGCCCACGCGGCGCGCGGACAGCTCGCGCGGCGGCGGGAACTCGTTGCGCGCGACCATGTTCTGGATGGTGGTGGCCGAAAGGGTTGTCAGCTTCTCCAATTGCTCCAGTTCAACGCAGATCGGGGGTAGGGTCAGTTCAGCCATGATGCCCTCCATCACGCCGTGCTTGGCGTGCGTGCGGCTGCCCATAGCCAGAGGTCGGCCGGCTTTCAATGCTCGCGCCGGCGACTTTGTTTTGCTCGTCGGTCATGTCGGAATCCTTTTGTAGTTCGTGTGGTTGCGCGCCGACACCCATGATTGCAACGTCACGGGTGCCGGCGTGGTTCAAATTTCCGATCAGGCGCGCCGCTCCATGAAGGCTTCCTCGTGGCGGAAGTTGGCGCGGACAAGGGCCTCGGCCTGCGCGGGCGAAACGGAGTTGCCGCACATGCGCACCTGGGCCGTGATCGAAAGGGGGATGCGGGGGATCAGGCGCGGGTCGCCCGGCACCTGCACGCCGTCCTTGAACAGCAGCTTGGGGTCTGGAATCTCGTGGATGATGTAGTCGTCGGGGAACGACTGCGCCCGGTACAGCTCGCGGGCCTTCAGCATCCGCAACGTGATGTCCACCAGCACCCAGCAGATTCCGCCGTAGCTCATCAGCACCAGCTCGGCCGCCTCGGGGAACAGGTCGGGCAGGTGTTCATGCAGCAGGGCCGCGCACGCGCGCGCCTTCTCTCGGTGCTCGGGGGAAAGCGCCTCGGCGGGCACCTGGACGGATTGCACCAGCCCCATGCGTGCCTTGGTCGTCACCGTGGGCATGGGCTTGGCGCAGCCCGAATCCTGGCCGCCCTCGCTGTAATACTGAACGAGGTAGGCCGTCACCAGGCGCTGATTGCTGCCCGATGCGGTGATCGTGGAGATGGGCGCGCTGGCCGGTCGCCCGTCGCCGTCGTAGAACCCGCCGTTCGCCTGCTCGAAGAAGGCCGACGCGAGCGCGCTGGGCACGCTGCTGGCCGTCACCGAGTTGAGCGGCGTTTCCAGGCTTCGGACGCCGCTGCTCCACCGCTTCGCGCCGGTGCTGCACGATTCCCCGTGCCCCATGTCGATGAGGTTGGCGACGACCAGGGCCTGTTCGCCCCGGTTCGCCCCCGTCACCGTCGGCAGCGGTTCGGCCGGCGTGGTGCCGGCGCGGTCGCCGTGGTGCGTCAGGTGGGCCAGATGGGCGGCCACCAGGGCGTGCTTGTTCGCCGTCACGACGGTGCCGAGCGGCGCCTCGATGTCCTGCGCGCGCGGCTGCTGGCCCTCGCGCTCGCCGTAGCCGATGGTGACGAGGTGCGCGCCCACCATCGCATGGTGCGTGCCGCTGGCCGCCACAGTTGAAAGCGGTTGCTCGACACTGTGGCCGCCCATGTGGGCGTCGCTGGTGCCGCGCAGCGGGGCCAAAGTCGGGGCCACGACGCTGAAATGGCCGCCCTTGACCTGGGCGCAGACGGTGCGCAGCGGAGCATCCGCCGGCATCGTGCGCTGGTTGCTCGCGTTGGCGTGCTCCGTGAGGAACGGCGCCAACGTAGGCATCACGACCGCGCGGTGGCTCTCCGTGGTCAGCGTGCCCAGCGGCTGGTTGGCCGCCGTGGGCTTGCCCGAGTACGCCGGCCCGCCGGCGCCGACGAGGAACGGCATCGACGGCATGGCGTCGATGGGGTGGATACCGGCCTCGTTGCCGCAGGTCGGGCACGCGCCGGGGATTCCCTCATCTTCCGCCCGCCACGACGGGAACGTGTTGCCGCAGGTGGTGCAGCAGAAATCGTGCGGTCGCTCGGCCGTTGCCGGCGGCGTGGGGAAGATCGGCTCGAACGGCCACGGCTCCGGGTTCGCGGCCAGCGGCGCGATCACGGGCTGGCCCAGCATGTGGTGGTTGCCGGTGGTGACGGTCGGCATGGGTTGGTCGATGCCAGCGCCGGGGTGGCCGCTGGTGTTCGTCACGATGAAGGGCCGCGCGCTGCTCAGGACATGGCGCCACAGGCCCTTGGCGACGCGCCGGCGGGTATTGGCCGCCAGCGGCTTCGGCCGGTCGAAGATGCTGGTCGCGGGCAACCCGAAGTCGATGCACTCGGCCGCCGTTCTGTAGGGAGCCAGCATCCCGGCCAGCACCTCGCGCGAGGTCGGCTCGCCGTGCGTCGCTTCCGGCCAGATGATCGGCAGGCCGTCGCGGCGCGCCACCAGGAACAGCCGCTTTCGGATAGTCGGTGCGCCGTTGTCGCACGCGCGCAGCTCGCGCCAATCCACCTTGTAGCCGTGCTGGCGGAGCTGCCGGACGAAGCTCTCGAAGGTCTTGCCCTTCTTTGCCGGATCGGGGTAGAGGTTGCCGTCGGTGCCGACGATGACCGGCCCCCAGGTTTGAAATTCCTCGACGTTCTCCAGCATCAGCACCCTGGGTTTCGTGAGCGCCACCCAGCGCATCCCCACCCAGGCCAGCCCCCGGATGTGTTTGGAAACCGGCGTGCCGCCCTTTGCCTTCGAGAAGTGCTTGCAATCGGGACTGAGCCACACCAGGCCCACCGGGCGGTTTCCCGTCACTTCGATGGGGTCGATGTCCCACACGCTTTCGCACAGGTGCTTGGTGTAGGGGTGGTTCAGCGCGTGCATCGCAAGCGCCTCGGGGTCGTGATTGATGGCGATGTCCACGGGGCGCCCGAACGCGGCTTCCAGCCCGGTCGAGGTTCCGCCGCCGCCGGCGAAGTTGTCGATGATGAGTTCGCCGGGGAACGGCAAGGCGAGTTGCGGGCGCTGCATCTGGGCGGCTCCTTCAAAAACAAGGGGCGCTAGGTGGCGCCCCTGGGGTGTTGGAATTGACGGGATAGGCCCGCGTGGCGGGCCGGCACGTTGATGAAGCGGTCGTGCGCCGCTCAATCAAAAGGGATGTCGTCGTCCATGTCGGCGAAGCTGCCCGTCGGCGGCGCCGACTGGGTGGGGCGCTGCGCCGCCGCCGCGTTGCGCGCGGCCGGCCTGGCGGCCTGCTGACGGCCTCCGCCATGCTGGCGAGGCGGTGCGCCGCCGTCGTCATAGTGGCCGCCTTCGCCGCCACCATCGCGCCCGCCGAGCATCTGCATCTGGTCGGCGATGATGTCCGTGCTGTAGCGGTCGGCCCCGGTTTCCTTGTCCTGCCACTTGCGGGTCTTCAGGCGGCCCTCGACATAGACCGACTTGCCTTTGCGCAGGTACTCGCCGGCGATTTCTGCCAGCCTGTTGTAGAAGACGACGCGGTGCCATTCGGTGTCTTCGCGCCGCTCGCCGGTGCCCTTGTCCTTCCAGGTTGAGGTGGTGGCGATGGACACGTTGCAAATCGCGCTACCGTCCGGCGTGTAGCGCACCTCGGGGTCGCGCCCGAGATTGCCCACCAAAATGACCTTGTTCACTGATGCCATGCTGTCTTTCCTTTTCTCGTATGGGTGGCCGCCTTCAGTGCGCGCGGTGCCGGCGCACGACCTCGGCGGCCAGGTTGCGGGCGGCCTCGTCATGGGGAAGCCGCCCCGTGTCCATCATTCCGTTGCGCCAGCCGTGCCAGTAGGACTTGCTCTTGTCGCTGCCCGGCTCCGGTGCGCCGTGCAGCCCGGCGAGGTATCCGGCCACGCATTCGCCCTCGTCGAGGACGGCCAGCTCGTTGATGGTTGAAAGGGGCTGGTATTCGCTCATCTGGGCGGCCTCCCGCCGCTAGGCGCGACGAAGCGCGCGGCCAGCTCTTGCTTCAGACGAAAGAGCAGTGCATCCGTCGTGGCCGGGTCGAGGCCGGCCGAAAGGCAAAGCTGCACTGCTACCGCGTCATGGTCGAGGCCGGCTCCGGGTATCGCGGCCCGTTCGGTGGGGCCTGGGGCCGCGACAGGCCGGCGGCTAGTCGTCATCGCCGCCCCGTTGCAGGCACTTCAGCGTCACGCCCTCGGGGGCGTCGATGACCAGGGCCGGCTGGAAGCCGTTGCGGTAGTCCTGGGCCTCAATGCGCATGGGCCAGCGGGGGAAATCGCGGTCTTCGGCGTCCGGGTCGTAGTTGGCGACGCCGATCAGCCAGCTACCGCTGTTGCCGGGGCAGTGCTGGCCGGTGACGACCACGCCGAGTTGCGGCTGGCCGTCGATGGCCGGGCCGAGCACCAGGTATTCAATCGGCTTTCCGCTGGCGCAGTTGTCGTAGTCGTCCTTGAAGTGGGCGACTTCGCCGAAGGTGTCGTCGCTGTAGCCCTCGAATCGAAGAATGGGCATGGTTCTCTCCTTGAGGTTGGTGTGATGGCGCTCAGTCGCGCACGAACTTGTAGGAACCCATCGCCAGCAGCATCAGCAGCGCCCAGAGGCAATGCCACGACCCGCTCATCTGGTAGAGCTTGGTGGTCGTCCAGGCGCAGGCGACGATCAGGACGATGTTCTTGACCATCACCATCAGGCCGATCAGCAGTTCAGGGGTGTATTTCTCCATCGCTCTTTCCTTGTGGCGGCCACTGGCCGCCGAGTCGCTTAATCAGGTGGCGCACGCCGCGCCGGCGCTCGCCGGTGCCGCGCACAACCCACAGGCCCGTGCCAGGCCAGAAATCGACGATCAGGTCAGCGGCCGACACAACCAGGTGCGCGCCGCCGTTCTTGGCCTCGAAGGGAATGCCGGCGGCGGTCAAGTTCCGGGCCGAGGCGTCGCGGTTTCCGGCGCGCTTGCGCTGGCTGTCTTCCTCCAGCGCGGGCTTCACGTCGCGCCAGTAGTCGCCCATGTCACCCATGCTTGACCCCCTTGGTTGAGGTGATGCCCAGTTGGGCTTTCCATTCAGCGATGCGCTCGTCGCATCGGCGCGCGCTGGCGCGGTATTCCGCCTCCCGGTCTTTCGCGCGCAGCCGGGCAATCGGGTCTTTCCGTCCAATGGGGGCGGCGCTCAGGTCGCGCGCGGTTTCGCGCGCCTGGGCGGCCAATTTCAGGAAGTGCTTCTTCTCGGCGCGCAGCCGGGCTATCTCGTCCTTGATGGCGTTGCTCATGTGACCAGCCCCTTGTGCCTACGACAGGCTTTTCAGAATGGACTGGAGCTGCCGCAGCTTGCCCAGGTTCTCCACGTTGGCCTCGCGCTCCTGCTCGATGGTCAGCGCCGCTTCCTCGATCTTCGAGGCCAGCTTCTTGAGCCGCACGCCGAACTCGTCGGCCAGGGCTACGACCTCGCCGGACAGTTCGCCCAGGATTTCGATGGGCGAAGGCTCGGGTTGGTGCGCCGGGGCGGTGACGGTCAGGGTGGGCCTGGGGCTGGGCATTGCTTGGGGCATGGGTGCTTCCTTTCTGGGTCGAGGGGTTGGGGTTCGGATGTCGGCGCGCTGGAACATGCCCGTTTCCGGCTCGCGCACGAGGCCGGCTTCGCGCAAGGCACCCAGGCAGCCGCGCACCACGCGAAGATCGGCGTTGCTGCGCTCCACCTCCTTGAGGGCATTCCTGATCTGGATGGCCGGCCAAGCTTCGCGGATGGGGACGACCTCGAACACCTTGCGGGCGAGGCTGGTTTGCCCCTGGAGCAGGGAATTGAGCTTTGAGGGCGTCATGGCTCGCCACCTCCGGCTGTTGCGAACTGGGCATGGCGAAGCAGGCGCTCATTGGCTTCATGCGCCTTCATCTGGGCTTCCACGGCCTCGCGCATCCAATGGGCGGTGGTGCTGGTTCCCCACCAGGCCACCATGCTTTCCACGATGTCGGCGTCTTCTTGGGTGACATCCGGCACCAGCTTCCAATTCACGCGGGCGAGATAGCCGGTCGTGATGGGGTGCTCGCGCGCGAGCATGTATTCGATGGTGCGCAGGCCGCTGTTGATGCCGTGCAGGCGCTTGTTGTTGATCGCCCACGCGGCGAGGTAGGCGTCCTCGGCGCAGGTGAAGGCGCCGGATTTCGCCAGCCGGGCCGCGTTGTCGGTGAAGTCTCGGCCGCCGTTGCAGCCCATGAACACCATGAACGAGGCCGCGACGCTGGCCGCCCGCTGTCGCGTCTGGCCGTTGGTGCGGAAGATGAAGGCCCATTCGTCGGGCCTTTGCGCGGCGAACTGCTGCCACAGTGCCAGGAAAAGCCCTTCGCGGGGCACGCCCCGGCGCGGCGGCTGAAGCGGCACATGGCACAGTTTCGGGGAAACGCGATGGTCTATCGGGAGCATGGTTGATTCCTTGTTTTCGCTTCGCGGTGCGCCTTGAGCGCGGCCTTGTAGCTGGCCTTCGCCGCCTTCTTGGTGTCGGCCCACTCGCCGGCGATTTCGCGGTAGCCGAAGCTGTCGCGTCGGTACATGCGCCATTGCCATCTGGCCTTGCCGCCCTCGTACTGGCGGCGGGCGTCGAGCGTGGGAAGCCTGCTGCCGCACAGGAACTCCCCGAACGATTCGCAGCAGTCGGCATCCAGCCATTCGCCATAGCGCGTGGGCTTCGGTGGCGGCGGAAGGCTGTCGAGGGCCACGGCGCGCCCGACGTCGGTGACGCGGAACACGATGTCGCCGTCGGCACAGAACTTCGGCGTGGGCGAGCGGGCCATAAGGCCCAGGGCCTCCAGCGCCTCCAGGTCGGGCATGTCGTGATGGCCTGGGCTGGCGACGAAGTGATTGCGGTACGGGTCGCGGCGGTCGATGCTCAGGCCCAGGGTGTGGTGCAGCAGTTCGACCTGCCGTTGGGTGCATTGCTCGGTCATGGCCTGGCCCTGATTCGCCAGCTCCAGCAGCACGTCCGCATGGCAAGGCTGGCCGAGCGGGCACCAGCAAGCCAGCGAGTGGCCCTTCAGTTCTTCGCGGGCTTCCTCGACGATTTCAGTCCGTCGGGCCAGATAGTCGCGGAACAGTGCGACGGCCGCCTCGGGGGTAGGCGCGGCCGGCGTGCCTACCTTGTAGGGGTTCCCCCACTTCGTGGGCCGGCCGACGAACACGGCGCTGGCGGGCATCCGCCAGCCCTTGGCCCGGCTGCGCTGTATGCGCTTCGGTGTGTCAGCCATTGCGCGCCTCCATCTCGGCCCGGTATGCGGCATCGACATCGGCGTGGGTCTGAAGCGGAATCTTCGTCCAGGCCCCCAGCAGGTACTGGCCGATGGCCGTGATGCTGTAGCGGCCGAATCCGTTGTGACGGGCGAAGCCAAGCTCCAGAAGGCGCGCCATGCGTTCCTTGGAAACGTCGAAGCCCTCGCCATCCTCCAGGCATTCAGAGAGGCGCTTCAGGGCGGACAGGTCGTGATCTGCAAGCAGCGCCTCGACCTGCGCCGGGGTTGCGGCTTTGTCGCACGGGTTCATTGGGGAATCTCCTTGCTCAGGGCGTGGGCCAGGTGGCGCGCGTAGGTGGCGACGGCGCGCCAGTACGCGGCCATCGGCCCCTTCCTGCGGCGCCAAGCGTTTTCGGCTTCGGTGTTGGCCTGATCGCGCAGCTCGCGCATCACAGCCTCGATGCGCGCGCGGTCGGCCTTTGGCAGGCGGCGCAGGGCCTGGCCCGCCGGCAGCTTCAGCAGCGGGTTTTCATAGCCCATAGGCCGCCTCCGGGTAGCCGTCGTGCAGAAGGCCGTCCAGGCTTCGCCCGGCTTCTTGCTTGCCGACGCGCTGCATGTAGATGTCCTCGCCGGCATCCGGCGTGCAGTGTTCGCAGGTTCGGGTGTCCAGCCCGTGCTCGCCCAGGCGCGTGACGTGCGGCCAGCGTTTGCATTCCGGGTCGAGCGCCACGAAGTCGGTTCCGCCGCCGGTCAGGAGGCCGGAGCGCGGCGCCCACTCTCCCCATTGTTTGAACAGAAAGGCGACATCGGACGAGAGGCACTGGTCGCGCAGACGGCGCACCCAGTTCGGGTGCATCGGGCGCGCGCCGTGGCCGCTCTCGCCGCCGACGATGACCCAGTGCAGCCCGCCGTCGGCCGGCTTGCGCAGCTCCATCTGCCGCTTCCCTGCGTGGGTGCGGAAGTTGCCGGTCGGCTCGCTGAAGATATGGAACCGAAGATCAACCGGCCCCAGCAGCGGCTCGACGCTCAAGAAGCGCACGCGCGCGGGCAGCGCCAGCAGCCGGGGAATGTCGCGGTCGGCCTCCTGCTGGTTCACCACGGTGATGCCCAGCCAGACGTTCGATGGAAGATGCGGCGCGTCCAGGTGGTCGAGCCAGAACAGTTGCCGGGCCACTTCCAGCATCATCGGGGCCACGTTGCCGACGCGCTTGGTGACGAGAAGCCAGTCAAGGTGCGGGGTGCGCTCGATGAGCTGGAACAGGTCGGCGCGCCAGGACGACGGCACGGCGTTGTCGAACACATCGGCCAGCGATGCGCAGAAGACGCGGTAGCGCACGCCCAGGCGCTCGGCCTCGGCATTCCACTTCAGCGGCTTCTTCCAGATGGCATCGCTGCTGCGGCGGCGGTCGGCGCCGGCGCCCCATTGCACCAGGCCGCTGCGCTTGGCCCAGCCTTCGGCGTAGCAATGGTCGCAGCCGGGGCCGACGCGCTGGCAGCCGTACCAGGGATTGAACGTGTGGTGCGCCCACTCGATCTTGGTGTTCTCGGCCATCGTCAGCCCTCCTTTTTCTGGGCTTCGACCTCGGCGCGGTGCTGTTCGTAGTGCGCGTTGGAGCAGAAGCCCTTTCCCATCCAGAGGCTGTTCGAGGGGCGGCCGCAGAAGCAGGTCGGGAACGGGTCGGCGCGGTTGGCGTCGTACCATGCCTGCGCCTCCTTGCCGTAGGGTTCGTCCTCGTCGGGGATGAAGCCAGGGCCGGCCAGGCCGTTGTGAATCCAGGTCATGGCCGCGTCGGCTCCCTTGCCGTGCTGCCATTCAATCCATGCGGCCTGCTGGGCCACGGTCATGTCGTGGATGATCTTGCCCAGGTCGTTCGTCAGCTTCTTCGCGCGGGCCAGCTCGTCCGCTGCGGCGGCCAAGCGCGCCTCGATGTGCTCGCGCGCCTCATCGACGGTGGCGGGCGCGAAGTCGTATTGCTGGGTGCTGGCGCTGTAGCCGGTATTGCCGACGCGGGGGTACTGGCCGGGCGCGTAGGGTTCGGGGAGCGGCTGGGCATAGACGAACACCACTTCGCCCTTGCGCGTCGTGTCCTTGAAGCCGTCGCCGTCGATCTTGCCTATGCCCTTCAGGAGCTGGGATGCGCCGGCGGCTGGGCCGGCGGCCTCGGGGGTGGTCGTCATGGTCGGGGAGTCCTTCGATGTTGATGTGCAGCGCGGCGCGCTGCCTTCATCGAAGGCGCGGCCGCGTGAGTGGTGATGCGGCCGCGTTGCCTGCCTGGCCGGTGTGGCCGGCCAGGACGGGGCTTACGGCTTGCCGGAAATGACCGGGAACCCGGTGATTTCCTTGATGCGCGTCAGCTCGTCGGTGACGGCGCTCTTGAACACACGGTCGGGGCGGATGAGTTCGTACCAGAACGTCACCTTGCCCTCGCGCTCGCGGTACTTGAGGCGGGCTTCCAGCGGGTAGGCGTTGCTGCTTCCGTCGAACACCGGCAGGCCCAGCGTGAAACGCTCGAACACCTGCATCTTCGTCCGGGTGTCCTTGTCCTCGTCCTCGACGAACTCGAACTGCACGCCGCCGTTTTGCAGGTTGATCTTGCTGCGCAGGCGCTTTTCGGCGTTGGCCTCGAAGCCCAGGGCCATCTGGAGGATGTCGGCGCCGCTGGGCATTCCGGGTACGGCCGCGATGTCGGGCAGGTTGTCCTCCAGCCAGGTGGCGAAATCGGCTTGGGAGAAGTTCGTCTTGTTCTTGCCCAGCCAACGCTTCCATTCCAGGGCCTGCTTCGGCGAGAACTGGCAGAGGTGGTCGCGCCACTGCTGTGCGTCGATGTCGGAACCGTGGTCGTTGATGACCGCCACCAGATGGAAGCGGCTGGCTTCGGCGTCGATGTCGGCGTAGATCGTGGCGTTGTCCAGGCTGCCGTGCTTCTTCGTGTAGAAGATGAAGCTGTCGGTGTCCGTGGTCGTCACGTCGGCACGCTTGCGGGTAGGCGCCGGAAGCAGCGATTCCAGGTCGTGGATGTTGTAGCCCTCGGGCACGGCCACGTAGGGGGTGCCGCCGTGGCTGGTAATGGGCTGCACGGCGGCCGCGCCAGCGTCGAGCACGGTCTTGATGTTGTCGGGTTGTTCCATGAAAAAGACTCCAGGTTGAGGTGGTGGTTAAGCGGCGGTGACGGACTTCAGTTCGCGCACCGGCTCCGGCGCGACGGACTTCAGATCGAGCTTGGTCTGGCGCGGGTCTTCGGCCATGAGGTTGCCCTCCGGCGTGGCCCACAGCAGGGACTCGGCCGGCAGGCCCTTGGGCTTGGTGATGTTCACCTCGGCCTTGACGGCCAGGGCGCCGGCGGTGGAGGGCTTGACGGCGACTTTCAGCGTCAGCGTGCCAGCCTTGTTGTGCGCGGCGACGGCGTTGATAAGTTCGCTGAACTTGTCGCCCGCCACGTCCATGATGGGCATCAGGTCGCCGTCCTCGGTTTCGACCTGGACGGACTGGAGGTTTTCATTGAGCGGCTTGCTCATGGGTTCTTCCTTTCACGGTTGGTTGATGAACACGGCCTTCCGGCGTGTGTGGCTCCTGCGCGGCGGCGAGCGCCGCGCCCTGGTGGATGTCCTTGGCTTCCACGATGTCGATACCGACGCGGTGGGCGACGTGTATCTCCAGGTGGGCGCCGGCGGACTTCTGCCAGCCGGCCAGCAACGCGATGGCGTCGCAGGTCAGCAGCTCCATCAGGTCGGTGCGCAGGCAGTCGTGCCAGGTCTTTTCAGGCTCGGGGTTGAGTTCCGCCGGATTCACCACGTCGTAGCCCAGGGCGCGCAATCTGGCGGCCTCGGCGTTGAACGCGGGGAAGTTGTGCTCCGGCATCCCCGACATCGGCCCGCTGATGTAGATGCGCTTCATGGGGCGGCCTCCGTCGCCGCCGGCGCGTCCTTGGCTTTCCGCCCATGCTTCAGCGCCCCGGCGTGGCCGTAGTGCGTGCTGGCGACGGCCTCGTAGTAGTCCTGAAGCCCGCGCAAGGCGCGCGCGAGCGTGCCGTCCTTGTGCGTGTGGAGCCACCTGGCCCGCCGTCCGTATCCGGCCGACTTGGCCTCATAGACCGGCTTCTGGCCTTCCCGCTCGACCCGGACGACGGAGAGGGTCGAAAGCCGGTTGGAGCCGCTGGACTGGATGCCGGTGGCCTCCAGTCGCCAGTCGAGGCGGGACTGATGCACCGTCCAGTCGTACCCCGGCATGATCTTGACCAGCTCGGCGCGAAACTCCTTGCTGTTCATGGTGCCGTCTCCTTGCTGTGCTCGATGGCCTTGTTCGGGTCGGCCGTGCGCCAGTCCGGCCACGTCCGCGCCTCGTTCTTGGCCTGCTTTGCCTTCAGCGTGGCGATGATCTGTTCGGGACTCGCGCCGGTGCGCCATGCGCCGTCGAGGGCCAGAATCACGACATCAATCCACTCCTCCAGGTCGTCGGGTGCGTCGGCGATTTCCGCCAGCTCTTTGCGGATGTGGTCGGAGACGCCCTGCGTGCGGCGGCCGGGGCCGAAGGTGTTGCGCGAGAACTTCGCCTGGCGCACCAGATGGGCGTGGAAGTCGAACGGCGTGCCGCTGGTGAGGCGCGGCCAGACTTCGGGTGGCATGGCCCGGCCGAAGATCGCGTAGGGGCCGTTCTCGGTGTCGTAGATTTCCAGCAGCACCCAGCCGTCGCCGGCTGGCGGCTCCGGGTTCCAGTCCTCGATGCTGGCCGATTCCTCGAAGTAGCGGTCGGCCAGCCGTTCGTCCTGGCTCTCCAGGGAGACGAACGCGGTTTCGATGCCGAACACTGCCAGCAGGTCGTCGTAGCGCACGCTCTCGTCGCAAACCGGCATGGCCGGGTGGCTCAACCAACCGTCCGGGTCGCGCACGATGTCGCGCGGCGCCAGCAGCCGCGCGCGCAGGTCTTCGAGGCTGGCGTGCGGCTCGCGGGTCTGGGCCTCGGTGGTCGGCTCGAACAGCTTCACCTCGTGCGTGGCGTCGCACCTGTCGCACCGCCATATGGCCTCGGCCGCGTGCTGGGTGCGGCCATGCGTCCAGTAGGGTTCGCCAGCAATGCCGGCATCGCACCCGCAGGACTTGCATTTCCACTGGTTCGGGGCCGCCTCCGGCTGCGCTCCATCGTCGAGCAGCGGCACCGATTGCACGATGCCGATGATTTCGCTGATGGCGTCGTACTTGCTGATGCCGGCCGGGGCCTGATACCGCTGGATGACGGCGGACACCTGGCGCAGCGCGGTTTCGGCCGCGCCGCCGTGCTGGGCCGGGCCGCCCAGCGCGATGACGATGCGCTCCATCATGTCGGTCTGCTGCCCCACGAGCAGTTCGCCGTTCATGAGGATGTGGGCGAGCCAGCGCCCGCCGCGCAGCAGGTGGTAGGAGTTGGCTTCGCCGTTCGCGCGCCACGACACGCCGCGATAGCCTCCGGCCACGGGCGCGGGCGGCGCGCCGATCAGGAACGGCGCGGCGGCGATCAGCCCGGCCTGCACGGCAATGCCGGGTTCGATCAGGCGGCCGGCGCCGGCGTGGTGCTCCGCGCACCGCTGCTCGGCGATCTGGAACACCTCGACGGCGTGCTCCATGCGCGGGCCGTCGGCCAGGGTGATGCCATCGCCGCGCTGGTGCAGGAACATGGCGAAGTTCGCCACGTCGCGCGGGTCGCCCTTGAAGACGTGCGCCAGCAGCATGTCGGACAGGGCCTTGGCGCTGACCTGGGCCTTGTCCTCCCAGCCGCCGCGCCCCTTCGCCCGAGCGTCCGCCAGCTTGGCTTTCAGCTCGGCCGCGAAGCGATCTACCGCTTCGTCGTCAGGATGGTGGGCGGCGTGGGTCATGCGGCCACCTGCTCGGGGTGGAACTTCTTGAACGGCAGGCTCTGGAGGTGCGCGCCGAAGAAGGAACCCAGCGACTCGGCGCCGATGAAGTCCGCATACACCTGCGGTTCGACGTTCGGGTAGTGGTAGATGGCACCGGCGCCGCGCTGGAACGTCACGGCCAGCGTGCGCGTGGCTTCGTCGTAGCCGACGGCCTTGATCTTGTGCGACTCCACTTCCTTCATGGGGATGTGCTGGTAGTCGGCGGCGTCGTCAAATGCTGCTGCGGGTGCTCGGGTTGCCATGTCGGTAGTCCTTTCAGGGTTGCGGGTTGCGGCCGGGGCGGCCTGTGTTGCCGGCGCCGGCTGGCCGGCCTGCACGGTCTGGATGTGCCGCACCAGGGCGGCGCAGATACGGGGGAAGTCGCGCTCGCGGTACAGCTTTGCCGACTTGTCGGTGGCGACGTGCGGGAAGCCCAGCGTCGCCAGCCCATCGGCCGTCAGCGCGATGGGCGCCAAGCGTTCGTTGATCTGGCCCAGCTTCAGCGTTGCGGTGGAAAGGCTGCCGCCACCGCCGCCACCCATCGGGCGGCTGTGGGCCGCGCACTGGGGACTGGCCGTGACGATTTCCACCGCCGGCGCCGCTGCCATGTCCATCCCCAGGAAGGCCGATGCGTCCGCGTTGCCAGGGAAGTAGCTCGCAAGGCTGTCGGGGCCGTTGTTCTCCAGCGCCGCATTGGCCGGATGCAGCGGCACGATGGCGGCGTCTTCCGCACCGTCAAGCAAACGTTGCTGGGCGGCGGCCGCCTCGCGCTCCTGCTTGTCCTTCGCCTCGCGCTCCAGGCGCTCGGCTTCTTCCTTGCGAATGCGCGCGCGGTCGGCCTCCAGTCGCTCGGCCTCGGCCCGCTTGTGCGCGTCGATGCGGGCCGTGATCGCCAGCTTGAAGTCGTCCAGCGGCTTGACCGCGAGCTGTTGCAGGTCGGGCAGCAGCGCGCGGTGTTCGGCTGCATTGGTGCCCACCCAGGCCAGTTTCGTGCGCAGGTCGCCGGCCTTCTGGTCGGCGGCGATCTTGCCGTTCGCCAGCGCGGTGTCGAGCTTGTCCTGAACGCTCGCCAGGGTCTTCAGGCCCTTGATGACGGCCGCGAAGTCCGGCGCCGGAACGTCCAGGCGCAGCTCGGTGATTTCGCGCTGGAGTTCGGTCAGGTGATCGGCGAACGCCTTGCGGGCGGCCTCGATCTTTTCCTCGCGGCGGCGCTTTTTCTCGCTCTCCAGCAGCTTTTCCGCCATTAAGCGGTTGTCGCGCGTCAGCTTGTGCAGCGCATCCTTCGCGCGCTTCGCAGCATCGACGCCGGACACCTGGGCCAGCATCTGCGCCTCGGCGGCGTCGAGCGCATCCTCGGCGCGCTTCAGTGCCTTGATTTGCAGGTCGAGGTCGGCGAAGTCCTGGTCGGTCTGCGGCTCCCGAATCAGGCGCTCGTCCAGAAACTGGCGCAGGGCCTGCTCGAACACCGTGAAGTTCTCGGCCACGGTCAGCGCGCCGGACACCTGCACCGACACGGCGGGCAGCGCCTGGACGGGTTCGGCGACGATGGCCGGCTTGGCCTCGGGCAGCACGTAGTCGGCCAGGTCGCGGTCGAACTGCGCCCAGCCCGCGCGGATGCGGCCGAACCATTCCGGGTCGGGCCGGACTTCGACCCAAACGAGGTTGCCGGGCGTGCCGTCGGAGACGACGAAGATCACGCGCGCGGCGCCCGTCACCAGCATGATCTGCTGGCACTGCGGCATGTGTTCCTCGGGCAGGATGCCGGCGCGCACCGATGCGGCCAGGGCCTCGTTCCATTGCTTGTGCTCGAACGCTGTGTCGTAGAGCATGGTCAGCCCGTCGCACGATGCCGACAGATTGCCGCCCTCGTCCTCGTTCGAGGTCGTCACCGGGTAGAGGTCTTCGCCGATGATTTCCTCGACCAGCGGCCGGGCCAGGGCTTCGACCTGGTGCCCGTAGTCGAGGATGTTCACCTGCACCCAGTCGGAGAACTCCTTCGGCGTGCCGGTGTGTTTGATGCGCAGCAGTTCTGAGCGGGTCGTTTTCTTCGACAAGCCGAGCATCGCGGCGGCTTCGCTGGCGCCGTGGTGGGTCAGGCGGAAGGCTTGCCATTCCGGGCTGCCCTGGACAAGTTCGTGGATTTTCATTGCTGCGCGCCCCCTTCAGCCGCCCACGACGCGATTTCCATCTTCTGGTCGTCGGTGAGCAGTTCCTTGGTCTGAATCATTGCGATCAGGTCGTTCACCGACTTGCCGCCCTCGATGGCCTTGCGCCACCCGGCTTTCTTCTTCTCGAAGGCTTCATCGCTGCACGTCGGTAGCGAGCCGCCCTTCGAGCCGTTGCCGGCGCCAGCCCCGCCGCCGGCATTGCCCGCGCCGCCGCTCTTGCCGGCCTGCTGTTCAGCCTTGTTCTCCATGACCGACTTCCACGACGATTCGCCGTCGCGGATGGCACCGTAGATGCCGCGCAGATTGACCAGCTCGGCCGGCGAGCAGGTATCCAGCGTGTGGCCCAGGTACTCGGTCAGGTCGGCCGCCTTCACGCCGATTTCGCCGAAGGCATCGGCGATGCGCTTACGCTCGGTGTCGGGGTCGCGCGCGGCCTCGTCCAAGCGGATGGCCTTGATGATGGCCTCGGCCTCGTCCTGCAAGTCGCCGGGGATGATGCGCAAGCCCAAGGTGCGGATGGCCTTGGAAATCTGCGCAGCGCGCTTGTTCAGCAGGTCGTCGTCGGTGGCGGGCACCGTATAGACGTTGCGGTTGTAGCTGTTCTTGCGAACGCTGATGTAGGTGCCGTCGTCGGACGGCTTCGACCGCTCCACCGTCTTTGTGACGCGCACGTCGAGCGGGTAGGTCAGGTTCGATTCCAGGTCGGTGACGCTGACGCGGTGGATTTCCTTGCCCTCGTCCTCGAAGATCATGCTGGTTTCGACCAGCACGTTCGTCATGCAGCGCAGGGCCACCTCGACGAAGCGAATGCCCAGGCCCTCCACGCCATCGCCGATGGGCTTGCGGTAGTAGGCGGACTTGTTGTTGGCGAAGCTCGGGCGCTTGCACTCCTTGAGCAAGTCCTGGCGCACCTGATCCCACTGGCGCGGGCGGCGCAGCGCCATCACGTAGCGGGCCTCGACAACGGCCTTGGCCTGGGCGGCCACGTAGGCCGATGCGGTTTCCTGGGCGGCCAGGGTCGAGCTGGTGCCGCCGAAGTCCTGGCGCACGGCCAGGGCCTGATTCACGGGGGAGTTCATGAGAGGGGTTCTCCGGTAGGTTTCGATCAGTCGGCCTCGCAGCGGCGGCAGCCGCGCCCACGGCACCGGCGGCACGCGCTGTCCGCTTCGGCGTCGATCTGGCGCTCCGCTTCCTTGCGGGCAATGGGTTCCCAGTAGCCGCGCGCCAAGCGCGCCAGCGCCTCGCCAGCCGCCGCCGTGTCGCCCTCGGCCAGAAGGCGGCAAAGCGGCTCGATCTGCGGGTCGCCCGTTTCGCAAAGGGCCTCGCAGAGGTTGGCGGGGTTGAAGGGCGTGAAGCCGGGCGCGGTCAGCAGCTCGGCGGCGCGTTCTTCGATGGCCGCGTCGCGGCCTTCGTCGTCGGGTGCCCTGGGGTCGTTGGGGTGGCCGGTGTAGGCCGGCCAGGTGGCCTCGTCGCCGGGGCCTGGGAGCGTGGCGAGGTTCATAGCGTCACCCCGGCCAGTTCCCAGGCCCGGCGGATGCCGTAGCCGCGTGCGCGGTAGTAGCGGTAGTCGGCGAGGCGTTTCTTCAGGCGTTTGAGGGCCTTCATTCGCGCATCGCCTCCACGCTGACTTTGCAGAACCCGAAGCGGTCGAGTGCATCCATGACCGCCCCGCAGGTGCTCTTGAACAGGGCGGTGTAGCTGTGCTGCTCGCCCGTCGCCGTTCTCACGCTCACCCGGCATTTGACGAGCCGGGCCGGCCGCGCGGCAGGCGTGGCCGCCGCGCAGGCAGTTGTCGATGCGCTCATGGATGCGCTCCTTTCAGGGGGAAATCGAAAGCGCCCCTGACGGGGCGCTTGGGGCGGCCCGCTCGGCGGGCCTGCCCCGGACATGACACAAGCCACAGAGGGCACTACACCTTTGCGAGGCGGCCACCGAAGAGGGAGTCCGAGAACTCCGCGCCGGAGTAGACGTAGAGAAGGAAGGCGCCGGCGTCCTGGCCGCTGCCCCAATCGCCGCCGTGGTAGGCCACGGCGTTGGGGTAGCTCCAGAAGTAGTCGCCGAAGGCCGATTCGTCGCGGTCGTCGCGCGTCGTGGCGGGCAGGAAGACCGCGCCCAGGTCGAAACCGGCGTCGCGGTCGGTGGCGCGGCGGCGGAACCAGCCATCGCCCGGCGCCTCGACATCGGTTTCCACGTAGGTCTGGCTGCCGTCGGTAGCCCAGATGCGGTATTCGCTGTCGGCGTTGGTCTGCAAGCCATCGACCATCTGCCAGGCGTTGCCCCACAGGCCGACGATGCCGCGCCAGGTGGCCTGGGCCACGGTTTCGTCATCGACCGCACGCACGCCGCCGCCATTCACGTTGCCGTCGCCGATGGCCTGCTGCGCGTCGGGGGTGCCAAGTTCGATCAGCAGCAGCGCCTGGATGGCCGCGAGCTGGTAGATGCTCCAGAGCATCCAGCCCTCGCCACGCGCGGCGGCGCGCGCCTGCATGGTCGGGAAGTTGATGGAGGCCAGCGGCTTCAGGCCGGGCTGGCTGCCCAGCTTGTCGTCGCCGTCCGGCGTGCCCTGGAACTTCCCGACGTGGAACTGGGCCAGCTCGGCGCCGTGGTGGCGGAACGCGGGGTGCAGCTCGAAGCCGGGCGCGGGTTCGGGGCTGACCCACAGCGCCTTCTTGCCCGCGTGCTCGCCGGTGGGCACGGCGCCGGCGCGGTAGTAGAAGGCCGGGACGCGCACCAGGTGCTGGCCGTCGATCACTTCGTCGGCGATGCCGGCGTAGGTCGGGTGGGCGTCGAAGTCGCCGGCGGCCGGCGCGATGCTGTTGCCCTCGGCGTCGATGCGCTGCCAGTTGCCCAGCGCCTTGCCGATGATGATGCCGATGATGTGGCTCATGAGGATTCCTTTCTTGCTTGCTTGCTTGGGAGGGGTGGCCTACGCCGGCTCGGCGGCGGCCTGTTCTTCGTCGGCATCCGGCTCGACGCCGACGGCGCGCATGACCTGCGCGAAGTCGTCATCGAACAGGTAGCCGCTCGTGCGGTAGCTCTCGACCATCCGCCAGATACCGAACTGGACGGTCTGATCGGTCGTGCCCAGGTTCTCGCCGTTGATGAACAAGGCGTCGGAACCGTCCTTGCCGTAGGCCGAGACGCTGGGCAGCATCCCGGCGCGGTACAGCAGGTCGAGCAGCAGGCTCGTTCTGCCGTACAGGTTCAGCGTCACGTCATGGCCCATCGCGCGAACGACAGGCCACTTGCCGATACCGGCAGTGCGGATTTGGATGTCCATGTCGGTGTCCTTCGGGGGATTGCCCTGGCGCGGGCCGCGTTGCCGCGCTGGTGTGCGCGGCTGTTCGAGGTGCGCCTTCTCTCAGGCTGTCATGGCGCTTTCGGCTCACCATTGCGGGGCTTACGTCTGCCCAACCGGCCCGGCCTACCGGGCTTCTTTGCGGCATTGATGCGACTCGGTGCGCGCGCCGCGCCCCCTGCGCGTTGCCCGTGAAAACGGGCGCCAGCTCTGGCCTTGCCTCGACCGGCTGCCGGGGGGTACTGCATGTCTTTCTGCCCGTCGTTACCTGCGCCACGAACGGGTGGGCGTCTTTCGACCTGGCCTATGGCTTCGTCACGACCCCCGCGGGCCGCTCCACCAGGGAGGCCAGGATTTCGCACGCTTTTGCTTCTACGGCGCGCGCCCAGGCGTAGGAGGTTGGCGCCGCGCCCCTGGGGGCGGGCCTCGCCTCTATTCATCCGGCAGGTTGTTAAAGAGCGGTTGCGCTGCTTTTCGCGTGTCGTTGCGTGTCGCTGCGCGTCTTGATGAGCCGAATACTAGCCGCGCTAGTTTTGTTCTGTCAATAGGTGCGCTAGTTAATGTGGCAAAATAAAAGCCCGGCGACGTGCCGGGCTTGCGGAGATGGAAGATGGACGACTGGAAGGTGTGGGCGCTCTGGGCGGCCGTGGGCTTCAACCTGGCGGCTGGGGCCTGGAGTCTGGCGGCGGCTATCCGCTACACGCGGAAGGAGGCGCGGCTAGATCGGGAAACTTTGGGCACGCGCCCGCTGCTGTCGGACGATAGGGTGGCGTCCTTGCGGCCCGGAGACACCGTGCTGATGTTGCTGCCGCTGGCAGGTATGACGGCCGATCAGCAGACGGCCCTGATCGGCTCAATCAAGACGATGGCGGAGTCCGCGAAGGCGCGAGGCATTGAGTTCATCGTCCTGCCCGATTGGGGGAAAAAGGCGATTGTCGTTTCTCGCGGCATCCAGGCGGAGCGCGCCGACGATGAGGCAGCAAGAAAGGAGGACGCCGAATGGCTGTTTCAGGTGTGGAAAGAGGTCGGCGAACGCGATCAGGCCGCTCTCGCGGAACTTGAGTCGAGCGCGGAGGCTGTCAGGAAGGAAAGTGCTGCCGCAGTTCTTCGAGAAGCGCGTTTGCAGTTGGCAGCAGAGCTTGAACCTCTGCTTCGGGCCATTCAGAAAAAAGCGCAATCCCTTCAAGGTCTTCAATCCGGGCCAGCAGGTGCGCCAGGGCTACTTGAGGATGTTCGTGCTCTTTCAGAAGCGATAAGCAAAATACCCTGAGCAACCTGCTTTCGAGCTGCGCTGATGCAAGCGCGGCTTTTTCTTCGTTGTTCATGGGTTGCCCCGCGTTTCAACGGCCGGCGCCTGGGCCAGCTCAACACGGTGCAGGACGATGGAGCGCATTTCATCTTCCCATTCGGGGACAAGGCGGGTGCGCAAGACCTTTGCCCATTCGCTCGCGTCCCAATCGGTGGCAAGGTCTTCAACGTCCACCATCGGCAGCAGCAACACCACTTGCTCATCGTCGCCCAGCTCGGCGACGGCCTTGAAGGTCATCCTGTCGAGTTGCCGCATCGTGGTGTCGTATAGGCCGTGCGCGCTGCCCTCTTGCAAAAGAAATCCCAAGAACGCCAGGCCGTTTTCAATACCCTCGCGCGTCTCTGGCGATGGCGCGGCGCGGAAATGCGCGATCACCTTGTCGCACACGCGGCGCTTCAGCTCCGCCCGGTCGAACTGGAGCCATGTGCGGGTTGCCGAACCAAGCAGGCGCAGGCGATTAAAAAGCTCGTCTGAGCGGTCTTGTGGATCAGCTTCAGCGGACGTTAGGTTCATCGTCGTCATTCGGCGAGGTTGTGGGTTTCTATCGGGCGGCCTCAAGCTCGGTAGCGCGGTTGGCGGTCTTCGTTGCCACGCAGTCGTAGGATGTGAGCATCGCCGCCTGCCCGCCGTCCTTGTCGAGCGCGCATTCTTGATCGCGCTCCTTAATCCACTGGCGTTGTCGAGAGCGCAGCCCGTCCTTGTCGGCCGTGGCTGCCATCGCCGTTTTGTAGGCTGCGTTCAACCGAGCATCCTGGCGGACGGACTCTTTGTTGCTGCACTCGATCATGTCCGGCATGGCTCCGGCCGCGTCGTCGATGCACTTCTCATAGGTGCTGGCGGCGGTCGCTGCCGTTTTCTGGGGTGCAGCCTGGGCCTGCGGCTGACGTTTCGACCACAAATCGAGATATACGGCCTCGAACACGGGGGCCTGCATTTCACGACCGGAAACTGTTTTGTATTTCGTGTTCGATGTGTATCGGCCAATTAAATCAAATCCGCCGCCGATCTTGGCATTATCGAAATAGTATTTCTGTAGTTGCTTTGGAACTACAACTGCAAAATAGTCGGTGCTCTCTCCCATGCCGCGCGAACGGCGCAAGGCACTAGCAAGGAGTTCATTTTCTTCAGACGGAGAAAGGCTGGCGAGGAATGACGGGGTTTCGCTGGCCTGCTGGATTTTCCCGTGAAGGGAATAAAGTTCTCCGTCTGCGCGAATTTTGGGGGCGCTGGCAAGTTCTCCGCCAGGCTTTGCCCCTTGTGCGGCGATGGCCTGCTTGAAGTCGCTGGATTGGGCGTTGGAGATGACCGGAGACGATGCCAGAGCCACCATGATCGCCACAATAATTTCAATCCGCATGATGCCCTTTCTCTGTCGATTTTTATACTTCGCTGCCCTGGGGAATTTCGCGCCCATTAGACCATACGAGCCTAAGTGCCGGTCTTGGTTTGGGCGTCACTTTTACCCTTGGCTATCCAGCGAAGCGCCTTCATTTCCAGTGAGTCCGCATAAGACCGCGCATCGCCATCAGCCCACGGCGGGCCGGGGGCACTCTCGTCTTTCAGCAGGAAATCAATCACCAACTGCTTGGGTGGCTCCGCAACCTGATACCTGTGCCCAACGTCGATCATCTTTTCGATGATCGCGGCGTCGCGGGCCTTGTTCCTTTCAAATTCCTTCGCCCGCTCCTTTGCCTTGACGATCACGTCACCTTCATCCGAGTCTTGGGAGGCGAGGTTTGTTTGCTGATCTTGTCCTGCCCCAGTGCCGGCGGCTGGTCGCCGATCTGACGCGAACATCGCAATCCGGTCTATTTCCTTCTGGAGTGAAGGGCTGAAGTCCGAGACGTGGCAGCGCAGGCCCTCAGCGAACTTGATAGCTGCGACGACATTCAGCACCGAGCCCTTCGGCTTATCGGCATTGAGGTATTGCCAGACCATGCCCTGGTTGCCGATTCCATACACCTGCCCGAACTCAAGCTGGCTCATCCCCGCGCGCTTCTCGAACAGCTCGCGGAGCCTTACCGAGTCCTGAATCTGCTCGTCGGTGGGGGGTGTCTTGGGTTTCTTTGTCGTCATAACGTCATTAGCGCAACTATTGAAAGGAACGGCAACCAGCCGCGCTATTGACGGTAATAACTAGCCGCGCTAGTATTGCGGCACTATGGACACGAACAACATCAAGCGAGTGCGTGAGCAACTCGGCCTTTCCCAGGCCGCGTTCGCTGCTGCCATTGGTGTCTCGCAAGGCAACGTCAGTCACTACGAGCGGCAGCGTCAGGACGTGCCGCCCGAGGTGGCGCGGCGTGTCATTGCGGCAGCCCATGAGCGAGGCGTTCACATCACCTTCGACGACATCTACGCCGTCGAAGCTGGGGAGGCTCGGCAACGCGCGGCCAACGCCGCCGAAGACATCCACCAAGAAGGAGCACCACATGCCTGAACCCAAGGTAGCCGCCGCCACGCCCATCGAAGACGCGCAGCAGCGCGCCGGCGTTCCGGCCGTTTCGCCCGAGTCCGCCCACTCCCAGCCTGCCGGCCTGCCCGACATGCCCGAGGGCGACGCGCCCGCGCTCATCCAGATCGGCCCTTTGGATGTTTGAGAAAAGAGCCAGCCATGCAGATATTCGGTCGTCTCACCGTTGATTCCATCGAGGGCAGTAAGGCGCATTGCACCTGCGCCTGCGGCACCAAGCGCATCGTCTCGATCTACTCCCTGCGAAGCGGCAACACCCGCAGTTGCGGCTGCCTCGCGCGGGAGCGCACGGCGAGCATGGGCCGGGGCAACAAGACCCACGGCATGAAGAAGACCCGCACCTACAAGGCGTGGGAGTCGATGCGTCGGCGCTGCTTCAACCCGCGCGCCGTCAATTTCGAGAACTACGGCGGGCGCGGCATCACGGTTTGCGCAGCCTGGGCCAGGTTCGAGAACTTCCTGGCCGACATGGGCGAGTGCCCGGATGGCCTGACGCTGGAGCGCAACGACACGAACGGCAACTACGAACCCAGCAACTGCCGCTGGGCCACGCCAGTCGAGCAGACGCGCAATCGCCGCATCACCGCCACCCTCGAAATCGAAGGACGCACGCGCGTTCTCGGCGAGGTGTGCGCGGAGCGCGGCGTCAGCGCCCACCTTGTCCATTGCAGGCTGCGGAGCGGCTGGCCGGTCAATGACCGCCTGTTCATGCCTTCCCTTCGCGCCGGTCGTGGTGCGTGAAAGGTTGCGCGCTGTGGTTTTCATCAACTTTTCCATGCAGCAAGTCTCCGCCGCCCGCCGGGCTGGCGGTAGGCGAATCTGAAAGGGCGTTCGTCATGCGTAGGCCGATCAAGCAATCTCACCGCGCGCTGTTCCTGGCGCTTCAGGCGGATGCCAAGGAATACCCCGGCGGCGTTCGTGCCATCGCGGAAGCGATGGGCATGAACGGGAACACGCTGGCGAACGGCATCAACCCCGACCATGACGCGCCGCCGCCCAGCTTCGGCGTCATCCTCGAAATCGTCATCGTGGCCCAGGCCCGGCGCACCGTGTTCGCGCTGGCGCACCTCGTCGGCCAGGTGCCGATGGACTTCGAGCTGGAGCCGCGCGAGCCGGCCGAGGCTGTGCGCCTGTTCCTGTCGCTGGTGTCGTCGGCGTCGGAGCTGCTGGGCGTGGGTTCCGAGGCCGCCAAGGATGGCCGTTTCTGCGCGGACGAACGCCGCGCCCTTGAACCGCTGCTGCTGTCGCTGATGAAGGCGACCGGCGAGCTGCTGCAATCCATCCGGGGAGGTGCCCTGTGAGCGCCGTCATTGCCCCGCCGCACGCGCAGCGCGCCGCGACCGCCCGCCGCCTGGGCGAAGAACAGATGCAGCTTGCCCTGGACGCGGCCACCTCGACCGACCCGAGTTTCGGCGCGCGGGCCTATACGTTCATCGTGGCCTACGTGCGCGAGCAGTCCGCTCGGCTGGGCAGCGTGCCCGGCGAGCAGGTGACGATGGCGGCGCGTGCCGCTGGCATCACCCCGTCCGATGATCGAGCGTTTGGGGCGATCTACGCCAAGGCCATCCGCCAGGGCGACATCCGTGTAGTGGGCTATTGCGCTCGCGTGCGTGGCCACGGAACCAGTGGAGGGAAGCTCTATGCCGCTGGCTGATGAGAAATGGCGGCCGGTGGTTGGCTTCGAGGGCAAATACGAGGTTTCCGACTGCGGCCGCGTCCGCTCGCCACGCACGGGGAAATTGCTCGCGCAACGGCTCTGGAACAGCGGCTATCCCAGTGTCCAGTTGTGGGCCGGGAACAAGGCGCATAGCCGGTCTGTGCATCGCCTGATGGCTGCTGCCTTCCTGGGTTTGGCGCCGGGCTTGCAGGTGAACCACATCGACGGGAACAAGGGGAACAACCGCCTCGACAACCTGGAGGTCGTCACTCCGAGTGAGAACCTGAAGCACGCCGTTCATGAGCTGGGTTTCAAGACGCCGGCGTTGGCCGGCGCAGAGAACCCGAACGCCCGGCCCGTCGATAGGCTTTCCCTCGATGGAAGGCTGCTGCGGCGCTACCCGTCTCAGTCCGATGCTGTGCGAGAGGGCTTCCGCGCGTCCTGCATTACCGAGTGCTGCAACGGCACTCAGAAGACGCACAAGGGCTTCCGCTGGCGTCATGCCGTCCATGAGCAGGAGGGCATGGCTTGATGGAAGACCTCAAGAACCTGTCCGCCGAAGCCGTCATGGCGCCGTTCGTTGGCCGCGACACCCTCACGAACCGCGAGCTGTTCCAGCAACTCGCCCTGCAACTGGACATCCCCGAGGCGGCGCTGGATGCGCGCGCGCCCGTGGGCAAAGCCGGCAAGGCGTACAACCTGTTCGAGCGCAAGGTGCGGTGGCACCAGCAAACGCTGAAGCACCTGGGCGTGCTGGAGCGCGTGGAGCGCGGCACCTGGCGCCTGAGCGGCGACGCCAAGAAGGAGCTGACGCCGGCACCGCGCCGCGCCGTCCTGCTGGCGTTCTCAACCGACCTGGGCTGCGCGCTGTGGGCGAACGCCGAGGACGTGTTCAGCGGCTTGGGCGAACAGATCACCCTGGCCTTCACCTCGCCGCCGTACCCGCTGGCGAAGCAGCGCGCCTACGGCAACACCGACCAGGCCAGCTACATCGACTGGCTGCTGCCCATCCTCGAACCCATCGTGGCGCACCTGCGGCCCGGCGGCAGCGTGGTGCTGAACCTGGGCAATGACATTTTCGAGCCTGGCTCGCCGGCGCGCTCCCTGTACCTGGAGCGCCTGACCCTGGCGCTGCACGACCGGCTGGGCCTGCACCTGATGGAGCGGTTCGTCTGGCACAACCCGACGAAGCCACCCGGCCCGGTGCAGTGGGCTTCCATCCGCCGGGTGCATCACAACACCGCCTACGAGCATGTGCTGTGGTTCACCAACGACCCGGCCCTGGTGGTGGCGGACAACCGCCGCTGCCTGCGCGAGCACACCGACAAGCACCGGCGGTTCATGGAGGCCGGCGGCGTGCAGCAGTACGCCCGCTACGCCGGCGGCGCCTACACCGTGCGCGAGGGCAGCTTCAGCGCGCCCACCGAAGGCGCCATTGCCCGCAACGTGCTGTCCATCCCGCACCGCGACCCCGACCAGCAGCCCGCGCGCGACTACGCGGCCGCGCACGGCCTGCCGGCCCACCCGGCGCTGATGCCGTCGCGACTGGCCGAGCACTTCGTCCGGTTCCTGTCGGACATGGGCGACCTGATCGTCGATCCGTTCGGCGGCTGGGCCACCACGGGGCGCGGCGCCGAGCTGCACGGCCGCCGCTGGCTTGTGACCGAGCGGTGCCGGGAATACCTCATGGCAGCCGCGCAACGCTTCCGGGGCGCTCCCGGCTTTCATGCGGCCTTCGCTGCCAACGGGGGGGCGAATGGCTGCTATTGAATGGTTCCGCCTGTGGCACGACATGCCCAACGACCCGAAATGGCGCACCGTCGCCAGGGTGTCGGGCCAGCCTATCACCACCGTCTTGTCCGTGGCGCTGCATCTCATGGTGGATGCGTCACGCAATGTCACGCGCGGTCACGTCAGTGTCACGGCGGAAGATGTGGCAAGCGCGCTCGACGTGACAGATGAGGCCGTGGAGGCGATTTTCTCGGCCATGCAGGGTCGCGTGCTCGACGGCGACCGCCTGTCCGGCTGGGAAAAGCGCCAGCCCAAGCGCGAGGACTCGGGCAGCCCTGAAACCGGCGCGAAGTCCGCCGCAGAGAGGAAACGCGAGCAGCGCGAGCGCGAAAAGCAGGCCCAGGAGGCCGCCGGGAAGGGTGGGAATAGTGCGCGTCACGCAGCGTCACGCGATGTCACGCTAGATAAAGATACAGATAAAGATAAATCTCTCTCTCCTGACGGAGAGAGAGAAGGCGCTTCCGCGCCTGGTCTGTCCGACTCCGGTTTGGCTGGCGCTCCTGCTGCTGCCGAACCCCCGGAAGCTCCGCCTGCCGATGGCCCCACCCAGCCCGCCGAGGGTGGGCCTGCCGACCAGCCCCCCGGTGATGACCCGCCGCCCCCGCCGCCTGCTGGCGAGAAGCTGCCGCGCGCCCTGGGCGTCCGTGAGCTGGTGGCCGAGGGCGTCGAGCGCCAGCACGCCGAGGACTGGCTGAAGGCCCGCAAGGCCAAGAAGCTGCCGCTGACCGAATCCGCGCTCGACATCGTGAAGGCCGAGGCCGTGAAGGCGGGCCTGACCCTGCCGCAAGCAATCGCCCGCGCCGCCGGCGAAGGCTGGGCCGGCTTCAAGGCGTCGTGGATGGCGAGGGACGGCGGCAGCCGAACCAACGGCGCGCCGGCGCCCAGCACCGCCCACGGCGGATTCGATCAACGCGATTACGGAACCGGAGGCCGCCTGTGAAAGCCATTGCCGACATGGGGCTGAACACCCCGCCGAAGACCAAGACCGAGCTGTGCGAGACGCACGGCGAGTTCGAGAGCCGCTGCTACCTGGGCAGCGTCTGGACGAAGTGCCCGGCGTGCAGCGCCGAGGCCGTCGCCAAGGCGCGGGAGGCCGAGGAAGCCAAGGCGCGCGCCGAGCGCGTGGCCGCCTGGCAGCGCAAGATCGGCGACGCCGGCATCCCCGAGCGGTTCCGCGACCGCCGGCTGGAAACCTACGTGGCCCGCACCGAGGGGCAGCGCCGCGCCCTCGCGTTCGCCCGGAGCTACGCCGACGGCTTCGATGCTGCCCTGAAGACCGGCCGCTCCGCGCTGTTCATCGGCAAGCCCGGCACGGGCAAGACGCACCTGGCCGTGGGCATCGGGTTGCAGATCATGGAGCGCGACAGCCGCAGCGCGCTGTTCCTGACCGTCATGCGCGCGGTGCGCCGGGTGAAAGACACCTGGGGGCGCAGCAGCACCCAGAGCGAGAGCGAGGCCATCGCGTCGCTGGTGTTCCCCGACCTGCTCATCCTCGACGAGGTGGGCGTCCAGTTCGGCAGCGACGCCGAGCGGCTGATTCTGTTCGACGTGCTCAACGAGCGGTACGAGAAGCGCCGGCCGACGCTGCTGCTGTCGAACTTCACCCGCGACGAGGTGCAGGCGTTCCTGGGCGAGCGCATCTTCGACCGCCTGCGCGAAGACGGCGGCGAGTTCATCCCGTTCGACTGGGAGAGCCACCGGGGAGGCATGGCGTGATCGAGACGATCTTCCTGGCCGTCGTGGGCGGCCTGCTGCTGGTGGCGGGCCTGCTGGGCCTCGTCGTGGCGGCCCTGGCCGCAGCGTACCGCCGCGAGCGCGACGAATGGGAGGGCGACTGATGGACATGGTGCTGGTCAAGACCCCCAACGGCGCGCTGGCGCCGGCCGACGAGGAAGCCCGCGCGCTGATCGAGAAGCTGAAGGCCGGCCAGGGCGTGCGCGCCACCATCCGCCGCGCTCGCAACGTGAAGTTCCACCGCAAGGCGTTCGCCCTGTTCAAGCTGGCGTTCGACGTGTGGGAGCCGGTGACGCCGCTGGAGTACCAGGGCCTGCCCGTCGCCAAGGACTTCGACCGCTTCCGCAAGGACATGACCATCCTGGCCGGCTTCTACAAGGCCGTCTACAACGCGCGCGGCGAGGTGCGGCTGGAGGCGGAAAGCCTGTCCTTCGCCGCGATGGACGAGGAACGGTTCGAGACGGTGTTCCGCGCTGTGCTCACGGTCGTCTGGAACCGCGTGCTGAAGGCTGCCGGATACGCCACCGAGGACGAGGTAGAGCGGGTCATCAACGAGCTGATGAGGTTCGACCAATGAAGCGCGCCCCGACCGCTGCCGAGAAGCGCCACATGGGCCGCGTCGCCGCCCTGGGCTGCATCCTCTGTGACCACCTGGGCCTGGGAGCCACGCCGGCGCAGGTGCATCACGTCCGCGAGGGCCAGGGCATGAGCCAGCGCGCCAGCAACTTCCTGACCGTGCCGCTGTGCCCCGAGCACCACCAGGGGAACACGGGCCTGCATGGGCTGGGCACCAGCGCCTTCGAGCGCACCTACCGGCTGTCCGAGCTGGACTTGCTCGCCATGACCCTCGAACGACTGGAGGCCGGATGCCGGTAGCCGAGAAGACCGTCCGCTGCATCGACTGCGCCCACTACCGGCTCAAGGACGCCGGCGCGATGGGCCGGCTGGGGTTCGGCCTGTGCGCGCTGTCCCCGAGCCGGGCGAGCTACCCGTCTTCCGTCTATCCCCGCCAGTGCGACAAGTTCAGCGAGGCCGCCGCAGACGTGCGCGCGGCCCGGACTGCCTGGCTCGACAAGCGCGGGGAGGGCTGATCGTGGCGAACACCCTGCGCTGGAGCGAGGAACAACTGGCCGCCCACCTGCGGCGCGCGCCCGAGGCGGAGCCGGCCCAGAAGCCCGCCGCCAAGCGGCTGCCGGTGGCCGTGGGCACCGTGGCCCCGCCCGAGCTGAACCCGGCCATGAACAAGACCGAGGCCGAGTACGCCGGGATGCTGGAGGAACGCCGCCTGCGCGGCGAAGTGGCCTGGTGGCGGTACGAGGCCATCACCCTGAAGCTGGCCGACAACACGCGCTACACGCCGGACTTCCTGGTGATGCTGCCGGACGGGGTGCTGGAAATCCACGAAACCAAGGGCGGTTTCATTCGAGAGGACGGCTGGCTGAAGCTGAAGGTGGCCGCCGCATTGTTCCCGTTCCGGTTCTTCCTGTGCCAGAAGGCATCCAAGAAGGACGGTGGCGGCTGGTCGATCAAGGGGGTATAGGCGATGGCAGAGAAGAAACCGGCGGCGAACACGCGCATGGAACAGGCGGCGGCGGTCAAGACCATCGGCGCCCGGATGCGGCAGGCCCGCGAGCTGTGCAACCTGTCCCAGAGCGCGGCGGCGAAGCGCCTGGGCTACTCGAACTCGTCCAAGCTGTCCAAGGTCGAGGGAGCGACGGACACCAACAGCGTGCCCCTGTGGCTCATCCTGCGCGCGGCCAAGGTGTACGAGGTCAGCATCGACTTCCTGTTCGGCGTCACCGACGACTGGGAGGTAGGCGTCCGCATGAGCATCGAGCGGGAAACCTCGGCCTGGCTGTTCGACACCTGGGAAAAAGCCCGCCAGCGGGACATGGCGGCTCTGAAAAAATTGCATGACAAGGTGGAGGCGATGGGCGAGGCCGTGGCGCAGATGCTCACCACCACCGACGACGCGGGAGCGGCCCTGGCGCGCTTCATCGAGCTGAACCCCGACTTCGAGGACATGCCGGGCGGTGCCCGGCTCCTGAGCGCGGTTGGACGCGCCTCTGGTGCTGCCAAGGGCGCCAAGGCCAAGATGGCGCGGTTCCGCGTGGAGTGCTCCCTGGCTGCTGCCGACACCCATCAACTGAGCCTGGCCCTGTAGATCGGGGAAGACGTGGGATATGGCGGCAAAACCGAAGCTGACGCCCGAGCAATGGGCGGATGTCCGAAATCACTGGGAGCGCGACCCGCGCGATGGGTATTCCTGGCTCGTCGATGAGCTGGGCTTGCCCGTGTCCGCGCCGGGCGTGCGCAAGACCGCGCTGCGCGATGGCTGGGCCAAGGTTTCCGCCCAAGGGGGTGACGCCGCCCCGGCCCCGGCCAAGACCGGCGCCAAGGAGCCGAAGAAGGCCGCCCGCACAAAGCCAGAGGGCCAGCCACAAGACGGCGCCACGCCGCGCACCAGCAAGGTTTCCAAGGTTTCCGAAAACCATCAGCGAGAAACCATCAGCGAAACCATGAGCGCGGGCGAAACCATGCCCCTGACCACGGCCGAGGCCCTGGAGCGCGACCCCGACCAGTTCGGCGTCCTCGCGCAACTGACTGATATGCAAGAGGTTTTCGTCCGCGAATACATGGTGGATTGGAACGGGACGCAGGCAGCTATCCGGGCTGGCTACAGCGCCAAGAGCGCGGGGGAAATCGCCTACCAGCTACTCCAGAAACCTTCGGTGCGGGAGGCGATAGAAACCTTGGCCTCGGCCCGCGCCCGCCGGCTGGGCATCGACGCCGACGAGCTGATGCGGATGTGGGCTGCGGTCGTCACCCTGGATGCCAACGAGATTTCCCAGCTTCGCCGGGTGTGCTGCCCGTACTGCTGGGGAGCCGACCACCAGCGGCAATACACCCCGTCCAGCCTGGAGGCAGCCCGAACGAAGCATGAGCGGGAGCGCCAACGCCGCCTGAAGGCCGACCAGAACGACGACATCGGGGAGTTCCCTGCCTATGCCGACGCCTGGTACGACAAGCGCCGCCCGCCGGCGGAAGACTGCCCGGAATGCCACGGCGAGGGCGTCGTGGAGGTGTTCTTCGCGGACACCCGCAACCTATCGCCGGCCGCCCGCCTGGTCTATGCCGGCGTGAAGGAAGGCCGGGATGGCATCGAAGTCCTGACCATGAGCAAGGAGAAGGCCGCCGACAACCTGGCGCGCGCCCTGGGCCTGTTCAAGGAGAAGGAAACCGAGGTGAACATCAACATGGTGTCGGGCGACGAGCTGTTCCGCCTCTACGAGGACAAGATGCAGCAGGCGCGCGAGCGGCAGGCCCTGGTGCTGTCAGAGCGCGGCATCGTCATTGACGCCGACGAGGACGGGCCGCCAGCGCCTGGCGCGGACGAACCGGAGCCGGAGGAATCCCCGTGAAGGCCGCCATCACCCGCGCGTTCGCGTTCGTCGTCACCGGCCTGGCCGTCTCTATGGCCGTTGCCAGCGCCTGGCAGCGCGCCGGTGCCGAGGCCGACCGCTGGCTGCTGGCCGGCCTGTCCGCCGTGATCGTCCTGGCCGTCCATCTGATGCCTGCGCTGCTGGGCCGGCTGTCGCGCCTGGTCGTGTGGCCGGTGTGGTGCCTGTGCTTCCTGGCCGCCCTGTGGGGGCACATCTGGTTCTTTGCCAATGCCAGCCACGGGGCCGCCGAGGGCCGGGCCGCGTCGTCCGCCCAGGTGCGCGTCGTGCAGGAGCAGCGCCGCGCCATCGAGGCGGCACTGGCCGAGAACAAGGCCCGCAGCGCCGCGACCGTGGCCGGCATCCTGGCGCGCACGAAAGACCCCAAGGCCCGCGCCGCGCTGGAAATCGAGCTGACCGAGGGAAAGCGAGCGAACGAGTTGCGCGCGCAGCTTGTGGCCCTGTCCGGGCAGGAGGCCGCCGCTGCGACGGCTGACCCGGTGGTGTCCGGCCTGACCGAGATTACCGGACTGCCCGTGGCGGCCCTCAATGTCTGGGCCGGCGTGCTGATCGCCATGCTGCTGGAGGTGCTGGGTTCCCTGCTGTGGCTGGCGGCCGTGCTCGGGCCGGAGCCGAAAGGCGTGTCGGCGGGCGCCCCGGAACCGGCGGAGCGCGGGCCGGGCGACGCGGAGCTGGTGGAGCTGCTGTACGAGGCGCTGGAGAACAGCGAAATCAGCCCCACCGCCGAGGACATTTGCCGACGCATCGGCGGGTGCAAGAGCGAGACGGCCGCGCGGCTGCTGCGCGGTCTTGAGGCGCGGATGGCAAGGGGATGACGAAGCGCCGCCGAAACCGGAACCTGCTGGAAGACCCGCGCTACCAGGCGTTCGTCGAGCGTTACCATGCCGACCCGCTGCGGTTCGCCGTGGAGGTGACGGGATTCATGCCCAGCGCCGACCAGATGGACTTGTTCCAATCCATCACCACGCCCAACGCCAAGGTTTCGGTGGTGTCCGGCACGGGTACGGGTAAGACGGCCAGCTTCGCCCGCATCGCCCTCTGGCATCTGCTGTGCTTCCCAGTCGCGGTCTATGACGGCAAGGTGGAGGTGGGCAGCAACACCTACATCGGCGCCCCCTTCATTCAGCAGGTGGCCGACGGCATCTGGAAGGAAATGCAGGATGCCCGCATCGCCATTGCCAACGGGCCGCACGCCTGGATAAACGACTTCTTCACGATCACCAAGACCCGCGTGCATGTGAATGGGTACGCGGAGCAGTGGTTCGTCACCCAGATCGCCATGAAGAAGGGCGAAGCCATCGGTGTGGCCGGTAAGCACCGCTACTGGCAGCTCATCATCATCGACGAAGCCGCCGGCGTGCCCGATGAGCACTTCGACGTGATCGACGGCACCCAGACCCAGCCAGGCAACCGCACGCTGATGGCGTCCCAGGGCGCGCGCAGCGCCGGGCGCTTCTACGATTCCCACCATACCCTGAGCATCGAGAACGGCGGGAGCTGGCTGTCGCTGCGCTTCAACTCGGAGCTGTCGCCGTTCGTCACGACCAAATGGCTGCGGGAGCGGGAATCGGAGAGCGGCGGCCGGCACTCGGTCGAGTACCAGATTCGGGTGCTGGGCCTGTTCGCGCAGAGCAGCAGCAACGTCCTGATGACGCGCGCCGACATCGAGACGGCGTTCAAGCCCCGGAAGATCATCGGCGACGACGAGCCTTTCGGCCTGGTGGTGCTGTCCGACGTGGCTCTGGGCGAGTACCGCGACGACTCGGTGGCCATCGTCGCCAAGGTGATCGGGGACGCCGACCACGGCCCGGACGCCCGGCGGGTGGAGTTCATCGAAATCCCCATCTGCGCGAACGACAAGAACGAAATCGACCTGGCCGGCGACCTGGTGAATCTGGTGGGCAAGCTGTCGAACGCCACTCTCTACGTGGATGCTGGCGGCGTTGGCGCGACCGTGTGCAAGCTGATCGAGCGTTCGGGCGCCACGGTGACGCGCGTGAACTGGGGCGCGCCGTGCTTCAAGAACGAATACAAGGCCAGGTTCTACAACCTGCGCGCCTGCGCGATGGTGCGATTCCGCGACGCCATCCGGCAGGGGCGCGTGGTGCTGCCCCAGGGCATCTCCAAGAAGCTGCGCGAGAAGATCATCGACCAGGGTTCCCGGCTCCCGTACCACTTCAGCGAGGCCGGCGGCCTGCGGTACGTCATGGAGAGCAAGGAGAACATGCGCCGCGATGGCATCAAGTCGCCCGACATGATCGACGCCATGAGCTTCATCTTCTTGGAGGGGGCGGCCTACATGGTGGCCGCCGGCGCGGCCAGCGTCGCCACCAGCCTGACCGAATCGGTGCTGGAGAAAGCCGAGGGGCTGCTCGCTGACGTGTGACGGGCAGCCAGGCCGGAAAACGGCGCGCATCCTGCCCTTGACCCGCTCCTACCATCCTCCGAAGAAGGAGGTTCCTATGCAAACCAAGGTCATCACCTACAACCTGCGGGAGCGGGGCCGCCAGTTCCGAGGCAAGGAGCGGAATTTCAATATCCGCGCCATCTGCGACGCGATCAACGGCCCGGCCTGCCAAGAGCGGGTCAAGAACCGCGACATGCTGGGCTATTACGGGCACTGGCCCCGCATCAAGTTCGGCATGAACCCGGCCGAAGGCGGCCTGGACGACGGCCGCCCGTCCCTGGTGGAGCCGGCCCTTGTCACGACCCTGCTGCGGGCCAGCCCGGACGGCACCATCGAGCACCAGGCCGAGTTCTTGAACAATGACCCCGGCCAGGTTGCCGCGAAGCTGTACGCCGGCCGCGTGGGCGGATTCAGCTCGGCCATTGACCAGCACCGGCCCGAGTTCTTCGGGTTCGACTACGTGCTGGAGCCGAACTACAGCACGAACCGGGGCTACACCCTCGACGACGTGCGCGACATGACGCTGGACGACATCGAGGCGGCCATCTACGACGAGCAACTGCGCGGCGTGCTGCGCCTGCTGGACTCGGCCAACGACGAGCGCGACCGCGCCAGTGAAGCCATTGAGCACCTGCGGGCGGAGAACGAGCAACTGCTGTCCATGCTGGCCGCCAAGGGCATCGACGCCGGCGCCGTGCTGGACGCCGTGCCGGTGGCGCCCATTGCCGTTTCCATCGACCCGATGGAGCGGATGCGCCGCGATGCCGACGTGTTCCGGCGGGCCGCCGACTTGCCGCAGTTCTCCGCACCGCAGAGCAATGCCGACCCGGCCGAGAACGTCCCGCTGTATGGCCGGCTGCTCGGCCAGTTCCTCCGTCGGTAAGCGCCCATGCTCCAGCCCGTCAAGATCGCCCTCGGCCAGTTCATGGGCCGCTACTTCGCTTCCATCGTGCCGACCACGAAGCCCCTGGAGGGCTTTGTCGCGCGCCCGCTCGCCAAGGCCATCGCCTGGGCTCCGGCGCGCATGATCGACGCGGCGGAGGAAATGCTGTCCCTGTGGTTGCGCTCCGACCTGGAGAACGCGCCCACGACGCCGCCCGAGCTGCCCGCGATCATCGTGGCCGTGGCGAAGGACTACACGCCGACCGGGCGCGACTACACCCGCCAGGTGGCTGACCGCCAGATGGTCATGATTCCCGAGGATGCCAAGGAGCGGCTGTTCGGCCTGCGCGCCGTGGCTGGCGACGTGCGCGCGCAGCTTGTGGTGTTCGCCACGGATGAGCCGTCCGCCCACTCCCTGGCAGCGCAGTTCCTGCTGTTCCTCGACGAGACGGAGAACCGCCGGTTCGAGGCGTCCTACCGCTTTGCCGGGCTGGATATGGCCTGGCCGGTGCAGATCGAGTCCCCGGACGCTCCGGCCATGTCCATCCAGACCGACGCGAAGAACCTGACCATCCTCGCCATCGACATGACCCTGCGCGCAGAAATCCCGCTGTTCGATGCGCCCAAGGAGGGCGAGCCGAACGACGGCAAGGGCACGCCGGGCACGGACGACCCTGCCGGGTATCCGCTGGTGCAGACCGTGAGCGTGGATAGCGCCGAGGCCGGCGACCAGGGCGGCAAGGCAGAAATCCGGCCCTATGAGGTGTCCGCCGACGATGGGGGTGAGCCGTGATCCAGATTCAGGCCACCTTTACCGGGTACGGCGGTCGTCCGTGCTCGCTGTTCTCGGTCTATGACCCCGACGCGCGCGTGCTGGTGGTTGGCGCAGAGGCCGACTATCGGGCCGAGCGCCGCGAGGGCTGCATCGTCCTAACCAATGTGCCGGACATCGCCCGCGATGCGCTTTTTATCGACTCCGACCTGATGCCGGGCATTGCCGCCTTCTACTCCCTCAAGGCGGGTGTGGCGGCAGATGGCAAGAGCGCCAGGCTGGTATTCGGCGACCGCGCCGCGCGCGCGAACCCCGAGCAGTCCATCGAGCGCGACGGCATCGACACCAACGGCCCCAAGTACCGCCTGTCCGACGCCATCACCTGCGGCCAGATCGCCGCGCTGGCGACGTGCCTGCACGCGACCCGCTCCGACACCGTGGAGCGCACCGTCAAGCTGGCCGAGTCGTTCCGGCACCTGCTGGGCGGCGGAATCATGACCATCTGAAGGGGGAGGCCATGATCGACAAGGACACCCGCGCGGCCAAATCCTTCTACCGGGAGGTGCGCAAGTTCGCGGAGAACACCAAGCCGTGGGACACCACGGCCATCTTCTACGAGACGAAGCCGGACGAGATGTACGACCTGACGCTGGTTTCCCAGCGCGTCTATGGCCGGCGTGACGAGTTCCTGGCCGTGATGGCTGCCGCCGGCCTGGATACCGTCGATCAGCCCCTGCCGCAGAAACGCATCGTGCTGCCCAACGAAGGGCAGCTCATCGACATCAAGCGCCGGGCGGGCTTCGAGTCCATCGACGACCTGCGCGAGAACTTCGCGCCCACCTGGGCGGAGGCGTAGGCATCAAATATCGGAAAACGTAACGGTATCGACATTTTCCAGACCCATAGGATGGCTGAATGAAAGAGAAAATCATCGGCGTCTATGCCATCCAAGCCCCTGACGGGCGGCTGTATATCGGCTCATCCGTGGATGTGGAGAAACGATGGGGCGAGCACAAGTCGCGCCTCCGGCACGGGAAGCATGACAACCCCATCCTTTCCCATATCGCCGCCGCGACTGGTGTGGATTCGCTTCGCTTTCGACTGTTGCTGCGGTGCTATCTGGACGAACTGAGGGCCTGCGAGCAGGCTGCCATTGACCGGCTGAAGCCCGCCCTGAATATCCTTCCCACTGCCGAGCGCCTGCTGACTGAGCAGTGGAAGCGTCCCGACTTCCGCGCCAGAAACACCGCACGCGCAGCCAAGCAGAACGCGGAGCTATGGAGCGACTCTGCCTTTGTTGAGAAGGCCCGTGCAAGGGTTGTGGTCATGCAGACCGCCGAGGTCAAGGAGAAGGCGGCGTCTTCCCGTCGTCGCGCGATGAAGGAGCGTGGGCAGGCATATCGAAACGTAGCCGAGGCGTCAGCGGCGACCCTGAAAAAGCTGCACGCTGACCCTTCTTTTGCCGCCGCTCATTCGGAGCGGATGCGGGAGAACATGAAGCGGTTGAGCCAAGACCCGGAGTTCCAGCGCAAGCGCAATGAGGCGGCCAGGGCGCGGCACCAGAAGAAAATTCGCTGCATCACCACGGGCGAAGTGTTCCCCAGCAGGGGGGCGGCCGCCAAGGCGAAGGGCATCAGCGAATCGGTCATCAGCAAACAGCTTCGCGGGCTGCCTACCCGCTCGGGGCTTGAATGGGAGTACCTGAATGGCTGATTGGTTCGGCAAGGTCAAGGGCCACGTAGGGGAAGCGAATCGGCGCTTCGATGCTGACGCCAAGCAACGTGCGGAAGCCGAGGCCGCTGCGAAATCCACCATCCTGACTGACAAGATGCTTCAGTCGGGGCAGTGGGACTCCGGCAAGGTGTTGTTCACCACGCTGAACGGTGGCGTGACTCAAATCACCGCCAACGAACTTGCCACCTTCCGGCACAACATGCAGATCGCCAAAAAGCAGGCGGGGTTTGCGACCGGGAAAGGCATCACGGCGCGGCAGGTCATCGACCTGGCATCGGCGAAGCCATTGGTGTATCTGTCCGACAGGTCGGACGGGGCAAGAAGCGACATCGACCGGGCGCGCAAGGAAATCACGATGGGCGTGCCGGTATCGGCGCTCCATGATTCCGTGCGGTTCATCACGAACGCCGGCGGCTCGACGCCGGGCGTGACGCGGCACCATGTCACGATTCAGTTGATGGGATTCCGAAATGCGGTGGATGCCATCATCGCCTCTGGCGGCGACTCGGCCGCCGTGCGCAGGGAAGCCAACAAGATGCGCAAGGGTGGGCTGAAATTCGATTGCAGTTGCGACCGCCATAGGTACTTCCTGCGCTATGTGGCCACCATTGGCGGCTTCAATGCAGGGCGCGATGAGACAGGCTTCCCCAAGATTCGCAATCCCGGCCTGAAGGGAGTGGCATGTAAGCACGTCCTGCGGGTCATGACCGAGCTGGAATCGTCCAATTCCGTCTTGCGGTTCCTTGAGCGGCATTTGCAGGGCGTGTCAGCTTACAAGGCAAACACCACAGTCAAGCAGACGGAGGCCGAGGAAGCTATCCAGTCCAAGGCCCCAGCGCGAATCAAGACCAGCGAGCAGAGAAAGGCTGAAGCCGCGAAGGCACGCGACCGGCGCGCCAGCAAACGGGCGGCATCAGCGCCGAAGGCCAGACCGCCAAAGAAAATCGACCCCTATACGCGCCGCATTGAATCGGCACTCAAGGGCGGTTCTCTGACCCCAGATCAAGTTTCCCAAATGCGTTCATGGGGATGGAACGACAGACGAATTGCCAATGCTGCGGAGTGAAAAACCATGCTGAACAACGTACCGACCGGGATCAACCGCATGGCGCGCAACGTCGTCATGAACCACCCGAACACCATGAATTGCGAGGTGTATCGCAAGACCATCACCCGCACGGCGCCGGATTCTGTCGCCGGCGCGCCGACGATGGGCGGCCTGGGCGTGCTGGATTCGATGGACGAGGAACAGTACGAATACACCTTCCTCGGTTACGGCCACGCCATGCCGGCGGATGGCGGCTTCGCGCCCGCGCCGATGGTCAAGCGCGGGGATGCCAACATCGGCTCCGGCGACGAGTTCCGGTTCCTGATCGAGCCGGAAGAACCCTCCGGGCACCCGGACTGGTTCGACGTTCGCAACCATGACGTGATGTACCTGCTGCTGGGAACAGGGCCGACACCGCCCAAGCTGGCGTTTGAGGTTGTCGGCATCGAAACCACGTCCAACATCCCGCCCTATACGACGCGCTACATCACCAACCGCCGCAACGATCTCGACTTGGTGACGCCGGGCGACTACGAGGATGCGCAAGGCGGGTAGCAAACCCGGAAAAAGCGCCGTCTGGCGAGTTCGTGAGCCTTTGAGAATAGCTGGCAGTCGGCTACCAGCCGGCGTTCCAGTGTTTGAACTTCTCCGAAAGGACACGAAACCATGACCAAGCGCATCCATCAGGATTACTTCAAGCGCGAGACTGCCGAAGTAGCCCAATTCGTCGATTCTCTGAAGGACAACGCCACCAAGGGCGGCACCTTCGATTCTGCCGCCGCCGCCGATTTCCTGGCGACGGCCACCAGCCAGAACACGGGCGTCAAGGTGCCCGACACCCTCCAGACCGTGCTGGACGAGGCGAAGGGCGACGATGCGGCCGCTCTCGTTACTCGCGCCGTTCTGGACGGTGTTTCCGTCTATGAGGCCCAGCACGGCACCCCGGCCCCGGCCGACGTGATCGAGCTGGCGCTGCACTCGGCCTACGCCACGACCGAAGCCGCCCGCCGCAAGTTCAGTCTGGACTCGGCGACCTCGGCGCACCACGACCAGATTTCGCTGCAACCGAACCGCGCCGTGGTGGCGATTCTGGCTGCCCTGGGCGAAGCCATCCCGTTCGCGCATTACCTGCCGGCGGACATCGGCTCCAACGAGGCGCGCTTGGCGATCATGACGCACCAAGCCGGCAACGAGTTCGGCGCCTATGCGCAAGGCGCGCTGCTGGATGGCGTCGATTCCGGCGACACCTACATCAGCTCCAGCCGCGTGCATACCTCCATGCCGGCCGGCTCGGGCGACGCCACCCCTGGCGCGGTAACGGGCAAGATTACCGCCATCCAGGCTACCGCCGACACCTGCGACCAGAACGCCGCCAACCTGAAGCTGCTGCGTGGCCGCTCCATCGTCTATGTGGATGGCCGCGTGGCTGCCCGCGAGGTCGATTCCGCTGGTAGCGGCAACTCGGCCGTGTCCGGCACCATCAATGTCGGCGGCACCAGCTATGCCATCGGCGGCACGATCAACACCGACACCGGCGCTTACTCGCTGACCACGACCCCCGCGCTGCCGGCTACCGTGCCCGTGGTGGTCGAAGGCTTCATCGACTTCGAGCGTGCGCCCGAGCTGACCCCGACGATCATCTCGGCGGTCAATACCTTCTCGCTGTTCGCCAAGCCCTGGCGCGTCACCACGCACCAGACCATCGACAGCCGCACCCAGATGGCGAACGAACTGGGCCTCGACCCGTACAGCGAAAGCGTGATTGCCATCCAGGCTCAGTTCGCCAACGAGCGCCACTACGACGTGCTGCGCAAGGGCGTTCGTCTGGCCGCGCTGAACACCGCGACCTTCGACTTCGGCGCCGCGCAGGCGCACGTCGATAGCGGCCGCTTCGGCGTGTGGCCCGAGCTGGCCTACCCGCTGAGTGTCGTGTCGCAGAAGATGGCCGAGGACACCATGAACCACGGTGTCACCCATCTGTACGTCACCAAGCGCGTGGCCGCGCAGTTCCTGGGCCTGCCCAGCACGCTGTTCCAGCCCTCGGGCATTGCCCCGCGCCCCGGCATCTATCGCCTGGGCCGCCTGTTCGGCCAGTACGACGTGTACTACACGCCGAAGGGCCTGAACGAAACCGCGACCAGCGCCCAGATTCTGGCCGTGGGCCGCGCCACCGATGTGACGCGCAACCCCGTGGTGCTGGGCGACGCCGTGCCGCCGACCGTCATCCCGCTGGCCGTCAATGCCGACCTGCGCCAGGGCGCCGGCTTCTACGCCCGCAACTTCACCGCCGTGAATCCGCACGACCCGTCGGCTCGCGGCTTCGCCCTCATCAACGTCACCAACATGTAAAGGACGGATGGAGCCATGACCCGCACTGTTGAACTGGGCGCTCCTTCCCTGACCGGGAAGGACGCCAACGACCTCGTAGCCGAGGTTTTCGCCGATGCCGCGTATCCCCTGAAGGTGGTGGTGCAGAACCACATGCCTCAGGACGTGGTGTTCCCCGAGGTCGAGGGCCTGTTCCTCCGCCACGTCGCCAATCCCAAGGACAGCCGGAAGACGGTGGTGATCGCCGATCACGACCTGTTCCAGCGCCTGGCGTCGAGCGTCGAACAGATCGCCGAACTGAGCCGCTGCGAACTGGCGCTGACCATCTCGGAAGCGGCCGAGGCCGCCGCCGACGCTGGCGCGCCCACTGGCGACAGCACCGAAACCGCCAAGAAGCCGTCCGATGGCCTGACCTACGACCAGCTCAAGGACGCGCTGAAGGCCAAGGGCATCGAGTTCGCGGCCAACGCCAAGAAGGCCGACCTGGCTGCGCTGCTGGATGCCGCGCCCGCCGACGCTGGCGACGGCACGGAAGGCGCTGCCGACACCGGCGCCGCGAACGCTTAATCGAGGGGAGAGGCCATGAGTACCGCTTTCGTGCGACAACTGGGTTCGGAATCCGGCGTGCAGCTCAACCCGCTGCGCGACAACTCCGAAATCCCGACCACCGACAATTCCGATCAGGTGTTCGGCATCATGATGCGGGCTACCCGTGGCCGCATCGACAAGCCGTTCGCCGTTGATCGCGGCAACGTGTTCAAGAAGCTGGGCAGTGGCGAGCAGGTGCGCCTGTCCGCCCTCAACGAGGCGTGGGTGCATGTGGTGGAGGCCCTGAACAAGGGCGCCTACCAGGCCATCGTCCAGCGTCTGAGCACGTCGGCCGCCGTCATCAAGTACGCCGTGGTGGCGCTGGAAATGAGCACGGGTGAAACCCCGGCTCCGACCGGCAACTTCACCTTCACCGTGTCCGAAACCCTGCCGGCCACGCCGTACCTGTTCGCCGTCAAGCACCTGGAGTGCTTCAACGACGGCATCGTGCTGGAGTTCCGCGCCGAGGAAGTCACCTCTGGCGGCCTGCCGGCCGACAATGACAAGCTGACCCTGCGCCTGCGGGACAAGGACGGCAACCTGCTGTACGAGTTCTACGGTTCGCTGAAAAGCGACGCCAAGGACGATTACGGCAACTCGGCCTACCTGCCCGACGTGGCCCTGGCGCAGACCGATGCGGTGGAAATCACCACGGGCGTCACCGGCGCCTCGGCTGTGATCGACTCCGATTCCGTGGCCTACGGCTACGACACCAACGGGCAGCAGAAGTGGGCGAAGTCCGGCACGCTGGTGTGCTTCGTCGAGGGCGGCACGGCCTACACCACCCAGGACTACATGGCGGCGCGCGACAAGCTGCAATACACGCAGTTCGACTACGCCTACATCTCGGCTGGTGGCACGCAGGCCCCGGCCCTGCTGGCGCAGCTCGCCCAGCTCGCGTTCGACACGAACCGCCAGCTCCGCTTCGGCATTCCGGGCAACCTGGCACCGGAGGCGGCCGTCGCGTTCGTGAATCAGCTCAACATGGGTGCCAGCCAGACCGCGCACCTGATGCACGCATTCTGGGCGCCGCTGAAGTCCGACGACCCGACCGGCATCAACCCGCACGGCTACTTCGGCACCGAGACGCTGAACATCGCCTACGGCTGCGGCCGCAACGCCCAGAAGAACGCCAAGGGCTTCGCGCCGAAGAACTACCCCATCGCGGGCCGGGAATGGCCGCTCCAGCGCACGCGCATCGTGCAGACCTACTCGCCGACCAATCAGGAACTCAACCTGCTGGCGCGCGCGAAGATCAACCCGGTGATCTACGAGACGTACACCGGCGGCGGCCGCTACGTGTTCCGCGACTCGCTGACCTGCGCGCTGGTCGAGTCGAGCCTGAAGAAGCTGATCGCGGTGGCGGATATGTCCACCAGCATCGACGAGTCCGTGACGCGCGCGGCCAAGGACTTCCTGCAACTTCCGATGGACGTGTCCGTGAAGAAGATGCGGGACTTCCTGACCACCCTGTTCGAGGGTGCGCAGGCGTCCGGCTGGCTGGTGCCGTCCAACGACCCGCAGATGAATGGTGCGGCCTGGGCCTACGACGTGCGCCCGAACGAGCAGCGCCCCTATGACGCGATGGACGTGTCGTACTGGCTCCGCTACGACGGCACGAACCGCCAGACCTTCGTCACCCAGACGCTGACCAAGTAACCCATCACCGAGAAGGACATCAACATGAGCATGAGCGAACTGTTGCGCGGGGCGATGAAGCGCCGCGAACCCGTCAAGGTGCTGGACTCGACCGGCGACGAGCCGGCGCTGTCCGGCGCCGACGACTACACCCTCCGCGACATCAAGCTATCGGCCATCGCGGTCGTTCAGCAGTGGGCGGAAACCGACGACCTGGACGACGGCGAAAGCTACGCCGGCCGCCTGATGGCGATGTTCGTGGGCATCGCCGACGCCAACCATGACGGCGATGTCACCGAGGACGAACAGGGCGTGCTGGAAGTGGCGCTCAACTCGGCCTGGGACTACCTGGTCAAGGCCGGCGTCACCGAGGAAGACGCCGGTGCGCTGCTGAACGACTGGGACGACGACGCGGCCGACCGCGTGCGCGACCTGGTGGCCTCGGTGCTGCCCGACGGCGACGACGCCGCCGGCGCCGAAATCGACAACTTCGTGTTCTCGGACGACGACAACGCGCCGGCGCTCGATGCGGTGTATCGCAAGACGCTGGTCGTGCGCAGCGGGAAGAAGGTGCGCATCAACAAGCGCATCTCCGGCCAGGTGCGCCTGTCGGCCAAGCAGAAAGTCGCCATCCGCAAGGCCCGGATGAAAAGCCATTCCGCCAGCGCCATGATGCGCCGCCTGAAGTCCATGCGCCTGCGCCGTAAGGCTGGCCTGTAACCGCTGCTCCGAGGGGGACTTGGGCGCCGCTGTGCTACCGCCGGCGGCGCCATTTTTTTTGCTATGGCGACCATTCCATCCATCGGCCAAGCGGCCACGCTGGGCGCGAACGCCCTGACTTCCATCTGGGACGGGCTTTCCCCGCACCTGATCGCCACTTTCTACGAGGTGGCGAAGACGGGCGATGACGCCTGGGATCGCATCGAGGGCAAGACCGACCCTATCGCGGTCATGGCGCCGCTGACCGACGCCAACCTGGAGATGGTGCTCAACTGGCAAAGTCCGTTCGAGCAGGCCGGCCCGGAGTCGAAGGCCCCGGCGCTGATGGCGATGCTGCAATCCGGTGCGCTCCAGCCCGTGGTCGATGCGGTCATGGGCAAGTCCAAGGAAGGCTCCGCGCAGCAGAAGTCCAACGAGTTCCTCAAGCAGTTCGAGGGACGCACCGGCATCACGAAGCTGAACAGCACGCAGGTGTTCAACGGGATGCCGCCCGTCAAGATCACGGTGACTGCGCTGTTCCGGGCCTGGCGCGATTCCGCCAGCGAAGTCGAGGCGCCGTTCAACAAGCTGATGGAGTGGGCCTTGCCCATCGAGCTGTCCAAGGACGGCTCCGTGCTCGCGCGCGCGGCCGAGACGGCCAAGGGCGACATGGGCTATGTCGAGGCCCTGATGCCCTCGAAGGCACCCACGCGGGTTGCCCTGAAATACAAGGGCCGCATCTTCTCGCCCCTGGTGATCGAGTCCATCGGTATGCCCCTCAACTCCCCCGTGGATGCCAGCGGGCGGTTCGTCCAGCTCGCCGTTCCCATGACCCTCTGCACGCTGACCGCGCTCGACCGCAAGGACTGGAGCAATGCGGCCATCGTTTCCATGTAGGAGCACCAGACGATGATTCACTTTCCCCTGCTGCGCACGCGCCGCCTGACGGTGCAACTGCGCGAGCTGTCCATCACCGAGTCCGTCGCCATCGCGTCGATGCCGACGCACCTGGAAGAAGCGTCCTGCACGGCCTTCCTGCGCGCGGCGGTGGCGTCTGCGCAAGGCATCGACGACCCCGCCGCCTGGACGGTGCAAGAGCGCATGTTGGCCGTGGCGCACTACCTGGCCGCGACGGCCGAGGACGGCCCCGACTTCGCCCTGGGCGAGGGCCATTATTCGGACTACCTGGACGGCGCGGCCGACATCCAGACCCAGGCCCAGCAGATCGAGGTGGGCGAGGTTGGCGGCGACACCTGGCACATCCGGCACCTGACCGGCGCGATGGCCGAGTCCATCGAGCGCATGACCGGCGAGGTGCAGGACGCCTCGGGCAAGCCGCTGTCCGGCCGCCTGCATTGGATTCTGGGCGCGATGGCCGCGCAAATGGTGCGCTCGGGCGAGAGCGTGCCGGACGCCGACATGGCCGAGGGCGCCTTCGACGAGTTCATGGTGGCACGCATGAAGATCATGGGCGCCTTCCCTGAAAGCGACTTCTCCGCGCTGATGGCGCTCTACTTCGCCGGCCGCGAGAAGCTGCACCACCTGTTCAAGACCGAGTTCAGCAAGGACGGCATCGTGGCTATGCCCAAAGGAGGGGCGGCAGCGAACCTGCCGCCGGCCCGATTTCCGGTTCATACCTGCCTCTCTCGAATGGCGCGCGAACTGGTCGGAAAACCTGATGAATCTGGCCTCTAGCCTCGCCCTATATTCCTCGACATCCCTGGCCGACGCCATGCAAATGCAGCCCAGCACGGTCAGGAAATTCTTCGAGGGCAAGCCGTTCGACGACTGGAAAAAAGGAAGGGAGTCCGAATTGAAAACGCAGGCGGCAATTGTGAACCGACTTAACGACGTTATCCGCGCCTGCGGCATCGTCGCCAAGACCATTGCGAGGACTCGCTGATGACCGAGAAATCCAAGTACGACGAGCACTGCTTGTCTCCTGAGACGGTTTCGGCCGAGGCGGCAGATCGTGCGGTGAAGAAGGTCTTCGCCATTCTTGGCGTCGATGTCGATAGGCCGGAGAGCGTCGAGGAATTCCGTGCTGATCTTCGCTTCGGCAGGAAGCTGCGCAAGATCGCCGACCACGGAACCCTGGCCTTTATCGGCGTGGTGGCGGCGGCGCTGGCCGCTGCGGTGTGGGCCGGGATTGTCTCGAACATTTCTGGGGGTAAATGATGAACTTCGACACTGCGTTCGAACGCCTGATCGGGCACGAGGGGGGTTACGTGAACCACCCGGAAGACCCCGGCGGCGAAACAAACTGGGGTGTCACGCTGCGCACTGCGCGCGAGGCCGGCTACACCGGCTCCATGCGCGACCTGACGCGCGACCAGGCCAAGGAAATCTACCGGACGGCCTACTGGGGCCGCGCCCAGGCGGAGCAATACGACGGCGCCATCGCCTTTCAGGTGTTCGACGCCGCCGTGAATCACGGAATCGGCCAGGCTATCCGCTTCCTTCAGCGCGCCGTGGGCGTGGCTGATGATGGCGCGGTTGGCCCGGTGACGCTCGCAGCGGTGCGCGCCATGTCCGTGACGGACGTTCTGGCGCGCTTCAACGCGGAGCGCCTGGACTTCTACACGAAGCTCTCGACCTGGCCGACGTTCGGCAAGGGTTGGGCGCGGCGGGTGGTGGGCAACCTGAAATATGCGGCGGAGGATGCGTAATGGACTGGAAAGACGTTGCCGGGGTCGTCGGTAAGGCGGCCCCCATTCTGGGCGGAATCCTGGGCGGGCCGGCCGGCGCCGCTGTGGGCGGCCTCGTTGCCACGGCGCTGGGCACGGACGCCACGCCGGATGCGGTTTCCACCGCGCTGCTGGGCGACCCGAACGCGGCCGTCAAGCTCAAGGAGCTGGAGGTCAATTCCAAGGTGCAGCTCCAGCAACTCGCGGTGAGCGCCGAACAGAACCGGCTCCAGGCCGCCGCCGCGCAGTACGCCGCCGAGGCGGCCGACCGCGACAGCGCGCGCAAGCTCGCGGCCCAGCAGCCCAAGGACTGGGTGCGCCCGTCCATCACCGTCCTGCTGCTGCTCGGCGCCGGCGGCATTGTGTTTTTCGTGTTCTCTGGCATGGCCGACACGCTGCTGCGCGACGCCACGGCGAGCCTGACCATCGGCACCATCGTCGGCTACTGGTTCAACGAGCTGAAGCAGGTGCTGGCGTTCTGGTTCGGCACCACCGGCGAGACGCAGCGCGCCAACGCCGAGGTGCGCCAGTTCGCGGTGACGCCGGGCACGGTGACGGCGGACTCGCCGGGCCAGAAGTAGCAGGGGAAATCCGGCGCCGAACCCTGCCGGCAGCCGGAAAACCGCGCCAGTTCCACGGGCGGACGGGCCATACAGTGCAGGGGAGTTTCATCAACCGAAAGGACACGAAATGACTGTCTCCAATGCCGCCTATCTCAAGGGCTTCTACGACACGACCCGCGCCCTGGGCGCCAAGGTCATTTCCAGCGACTTCACCTTTGAAATCGAAGGTTTCGAGGGGAATTACCTGCTGTGCAAGCAGGCGCCCTGGCCCGAGCTTTCGCCCGCCGGCGAAATTGAAGTGCCGACGCCGCTGGGCGCCACCATGTGGCAGCCGCAGCAACTGAAGGTTGCCCAGCAAGGGCAAATCTCGATGTTCGAGACGATTGCCGGCTCCATCGACCAGATGCTGGTGAACCTCATCACGCGCGGCGGCACCTACGCCAGCGGCGGGGCCACCTTCAACGCCAAGATTTACGAGGGCACGCCCACCAAGTTCCTGCGCGCCAAGCGCATCGTCGATGCGTTCATCCAGATGGACGTGCCCGACCGCGATTGGGAGAACCGCTCGCAGCCGCTGACCTTCAGCGGCACGCTGTTCTACCACTACTTCGGCGAAATCATCGCCGGCAACTCGGGCGACTACCGCTAATGGCGAAGCTGGCCGACCTGGCGCAGACCTTCGCCACGCAAGAGCGGCCGGCCGGCAACCTTCTGGACGAGGAAACGGTTCTGGCGCAGGCCGTCGCGGCGACCCGGTTCTATGCCGGGTTCGCCGCATTGCGCGCGCACGAGGGCGTCACGCCCGCGCCGGACATCGACGGCGACACCGCCATCACCACGTCCGAATGGGCGCTGATTCGCCCGCTGTTCCTGCTCTACGCGGAGCGGGAAACCGCGCTGCAACTGGAGGCGTCGCGCGGCATGGGCATCGACCCGTTCGGGCGTTCGGCCAGCGAAATCGCGGCCGAAATCACCCAGGCCGAGGCCGACATGCCGCACCGGGCGTTCTTCCAGCCCATCATCACCGTCTGAAGGGTGGGCCGTGATTCTCTTTCTCGCCGACGGCAAGCAGATTCGCGGCGACCTCATCAAGTCCGCCGTGCTGCGCTCCGACCTGGCGCCGGTGCCGATGACGCTGGAGGCGGACATCCGGGCCGGTGACGCCGGCCTCGACAAGCTGCTGGCCGAGGGCCAGAAGCTCTCCATCAGCAGCGGCGACGCGCTGCACATCGTCAAGTCCGTGCGCGTGGCCGAGCGCAGCACCCAGGGCACGCGCGAGATGGCGGGCTTCCGCATCACGGCGCTGCTGGAATCCTGCCTCGGCGTCGCCTACGTGCGAAGCCGCGCCATCATCAAGGAAAGCGCCGCCCTGTCGGCGATCTACAAGGCCGCCGGCGCAACCATCAAGGCGGTGGATGCCGATTTTCCCGTACCGCGCTTCTACTGCCCTGTGGGCGAGACGCCGACCTTCCACGTCGCCCGCGTGCTGCAAGAGGAAGGCGGCGTGGTGCGCTGGAAGGCCGGCCGGCTCCAGTTCGTCCGGTTGCCCGACCTATTCAAGCAGGCGCCCGTGAAGACGCTGCCCGACAACGCATCGGACGACGTGGATGGCGGCTTTCTGGAGCGCCACGAGGTGCCCTGGTTCTTCTCTCTGGACGCGAACGGCGCCGCCGTGTTCGGCAACCGCGAGAAGCCGCGCACGGTGCGCTACGCCCCGTTCAAGGATGCCCAGCGCCTGCGCAACATGACGCGCTGCCTGGTGCATCGCAAGACGGTTCGCATCGACTACGACGGCCGCATCGGCGCGGGCGACCTGATCGCCTTCGCCGGCGGCGAAAAGCTGGTGGTCGTCACAGCCGCGCACGCCTTCGGCAGCGGCACGGACGACGGCGGCGCCAGCGACACCTACACCCGGCTCTGGCTGGGCGCGCTGGAGGAATGATGGACTACGGCCTCATGCCCGGCCGCTACCCGGCCATCGTGCGCAGTTACAACCAGGCCCGGCGGACGTGCCGCGTCGAGATTCCCGGCCTGACCGACGGCGCCGACGTGCTGCCCGAGGCGGAAATCGAGTACCCCATCGGCGACAAGTCGCGCGCGGGCGCGAACACCACCGAAATCGAGATGCTGGCCGGCGATACCGTCTGGGTTGCGTTCCTTGCTGGCGACCCGCGCTACCCCATCATCACCGGCTACCGGAACCCCCAGGCGGGCAACTCGGCGGACTGGCGGCGCTGGCACCACCCGAATATGGAGCTGCTGGCCGACGGAACCATGCGCCTGGCTGTCGGCCCGTCGGAAATCGTGCTGACGCCTGACGGCATCGCCATCCGTGGCCCGCGCATCGACCTGAATTGACATGCCCCTGACCTGGACGCCCGACCCGGCTACCGTGCCCTGGCATGACGTGCAGGCCGATGAGGTTTGGACGGAAGGCCCGATCACGGCCGCTGATGCCGAGGCGCTGCTGACGGTGACGGGGTATAGCTGCGAAGTCGTCGGGCCGGAGCCGCTGCCGGGCCTGCTCGTCCAGGCCGACGCCGCCGGCGTCACCGCGTCGGCGCCGAAAGCTCTGGCCGGCGTATTCCCGCCGCTGGACATCGAGTACCAGATCAAGGGTGTCACCGGGCATTGCGCGGCGTTCGACGAGCTGCCGGACGAGGCCGACGAGGTAATCCGGTTCGTGCCGAACCCGGCCAACACGAAAGACTGGACGCTGCGCGTGACGGCGCATTGCGCCGATGCCCTGACCGGGGCGACCCAGGATTTCACCGCCGACTTCATCCTGCGCGTCTGGGCCAACTTCGACCCTGGCCGCGACGCACTCAAGGAGGCCGTCAATGCCCGCCGTCGCTAGATTCGGGGATACCTGCACGGGCCACGGCTGTTTCCCGTCGCGGGCCAACGACCAGGCTTCCGAGGACGTGTTCGTGAATGGTCTGGGCGCGCACCGCCAGGGCGATCACTGGCAGTCCCATTGCTGCGGCCCGACGTGCCACGACTCGGCCCTGGCCGCAGGCTCGGGCACTGTGTTCGTGAATGGGAAGCCTCTCGGCCGCATCGGGGACTCGGTGGCGTGCGGCAGCGCCGTTGCCAGTGGCTCGGGTACGGTGTTCGCCGGCGGCTGACGGAAAACCCGCCGCGCTCGCGCGTCTGCCGGGTTCCACAATGCAGGCAGTTAGATCGCCCTGGGAAAGACGCCACCATGAAGAACCTGCTTTTCAGCTTTGAAGACCTGTCGGCCAAGGACAAGGCGGCCAAGCAGGCCGCCCGCTACTTCTCGCGCGCCGGCGCGAATGTCGTCCAGCAGGATGTGCCCACGGCGGTGAAGCGGTCTTCGGGCATCACCTACCGGGAAATGACGCTGACCTTCGCCGACTCGCAGCAGGTCGTGCTGCGCATCAAGCAGTCGGGCGACATCTTCCAGGTGTTGCTCAACGGCAAGGTGCTCCCGATCAAGAACCAGGACGACCATGTGAAGGCCATCGCCGAAATCGTGCAGGCGATGGATGCGGGCCGCTCCCGCTTCCAGAAGCTGCTGGCCGCCGCCCAGGTGCGCCCGCCGGCGGGCATCCGCACCGCCGCGCCGAAGATGGAACAGGTGCTCACCGAGAAGCGCGACGCCTTGAAGGCCACCATCGCCGAGGTGCGCAGCCAGATCGAGGCCATCAAGGGCACCGCTGCACCGGCGGCCGCCTGATGACGCCTGCCGAAATCGTCGCGCGCCTGCGCGCCGTGGCCGCCGACATGGAATCCCTGGGCGCGGCGATGGACTACTTCGGCGGCTTCGACGGGCGCATGACGCAACATGGCCGCGAGATGGTTGGGGCGGCCGGCATCGCCCGCGAGTGGGCCGATGAGATAGAGGCCGAAGCGCCGCTCCAGTAGGGCGGAAAACGCCCCGATTTCCGCTCCAGGCCGGGCCATACCATGCCCTGCATGAGCGATTCCACGTTTCTCCACATCGAGAATGCCGCGCACGGCGGGGCCTTCGGGAACAACACGATTCCCGAACCCACCGAGGCGCAGTGCATCGCCGGCAACTACAAGGTGGGCCGGGCCAATCTCTACGGCCTGTCCATCGCCATCGAGCAGCCGCGAGGCAGCTATCGCACGGGCATTGACGCCAAGACCGGCAAGCGGTGGGCAAGCCGCATGGCAGCCCACTACGGCTACATCAGCGGCACGAAGGGCGCCGACGACGACGCCGTGGATTGTTTCATCGGCTTCTACCCGCAAAGCGAGACGGCCTACGTCATCAATCAGAACGTGGGCGGCCGCTTCGACGAGCACAAGGTAATGCTCGCCTTCCCCGACGAGGACACGGCCCGCCGGGCCTACCTGGACAGCTACGAGCGCGGCTGGAATGGCCTCGCCAGCCTGGTGCCGGCCTCGATTTCTCAACTCAAGTGGTGGCTCAAGAACGGCGACCTGCGCCGCCCGCTCCGCGCCGACAACCTCCCTCATGAAGGACTGGAAACCATGACCCGAAAAGTTCAGTGGAACAGCGACGCGCTGCCCTACGACAACACCCTCGATCACGTCCTGTACGAAATCCGCTGCGCGGACGCCGGCGAGGGCCTGCTGATGGATGCCGTGACGGCCCAGGAAATCACCGAGGATGCCGAGGGCCTGCTGGCCTTCGACGCGCTGGTGTCGCCCTATGCGAAGCTGGAGCGCAAGATGGAGCTGCTGCGCGGCGTCATGGAGCGCACCGGGGACAAGGTGAAGCCCGTCGCCATGCAGATCACGGAGCCGTTCAAGCAGCGCGGCGTCGCCAACGTGGCGGCCATCTTCGAGCTGTCCGACGGCCAGACCGTCTCCATCTTCTTCCACAACCCGGACGTGACGCCCGGCAAGATGGCGCCCACCGACGAGGTGATTTCGTGGAAGTGGTTGCTCAACAAGAAGGACATCACCATCGTGGTGGCGCCCGAGCGCGGCGCCGACCTCAACGTGCGCGAAGTCGCGCGCCGCATCATGCGTCTGGCCGAGAAGAACAGCCCGGCCTTCCAGCGGCTCAACGCGAAGCGCGCCGAGCGGATGGGCGCCATCCAGTCCCTGAAGGATGAAATCACCGGCCTGGAGGCCGAACTGTCCGCCGCCCAGCATGAGCTGGAGGTGGCGAAGGTGGATGCCGAGGACGCCCAGAACAAGAAGAACCGCGACTACGCCGACGCAGTGCAGCAGGTCAGCACGTCGCAGGACGCCTATCTGCGCGCCACCGAGAACGGCGGCACCGACCCCAAGACCGGGCAGACCAAGGAGGCCCTGGCCGCCCAGATCGACCGTCAATCTGCCGAGGCGCAGCGCCTGCGCGACATCGCCAACGGCGTGACGCCGGCGGAACCGCCCGCGCCGCACTATTCGGCGCAGACCTTGAAGGCTCTGGTCGATTCCTACGGATGGGAAGGCGCGGGCCATGACAGCGTGGTCAAGGCGTTCCCTGGTGTCGGCCCGCTGGGCGGCCAGATGGTTCCCGACGGCACGCGGAAGATTTATGCCGGCTACCGCTTCGACGAGCGCAAGCGGTACATTGCGGCGATCTTCGGCGACGACCAGCTTTTCGACATCGACGGCCGCGACCGCGAGCCGGCCGACGTGGCGCGGGAGCTGAACGAGCGCGTCGAAGCGTGGGTGGCGGAGCGCCAAGCCAGCAACGGCTACGCGAAGCCGACCCCGGCTGCTGCGCCTGCCGCCGACGCGCCCGACCTGACCTACCGCCGCAGCGCCGACGGGCTTTTCACCACGTTCCTGCCGAACACCCCGGAGGGTGAAAAGGCGTGGCGCACCATGAACGCCACCCAGGGCAGCGAGGGCGGCAAGATTCTGGCAGCCCACACCGAGGCCGTTATCCAGCAAATCCGCGACGCCGGCTACACCGTGGCCGAGGACGCCAGCGGCCCGACCACGGCCGAGGAAGCCGACGCGCTGCTGGCCGCGCTGGAGGCGCCGCCGCAACCCGACGAGCAGGCCCTGATCGACGCCTATTTCAAGTCGTGGGGCGAGGAAGCGGCGCAGATCAACGCCGCCGTGGCTGCGATCAACTGGGAGGGCATCACCGACACGGCCAGCGCCGCCGCCGAAATGCAGAAGCTGCGCGATGCGGCGAACAGCGACCGCCCCATCGTGAAGGCCCGCGACGCCCTGGAGGCCATTGGCATCAAGTCCTGGGACGACCGCCTGGCGAGCGTCACCGACAGCCCCGGATTCAAGGCCCAGGGCGACGCGATGGACGCCTATCGCGCGGCCACGGACAAGATTCAGGCCGTCGCCAAGGAAAAGCTGATCGAGGCCGGCAAGGCCGAGCTGGCGGCGCTGCCCGAGGGCGCCCCGCTGGCGGATGTGGCGCGCGCCGTGTTCCGCAAGCACGGTATCGACATCGGCCAGCGCGGCGAGGGCTGGGTGGCCCGTGTCGCGCAGCAGGTCGAGGCCAAGGACGCCGACGGCCTGCGCGAAATCCTGGCCGGCGTAGGCAGCGACAGCAACAAGGCCAGCATGGAGGTGTTCGAGCGCGCCACCGGCGTGAAGCTGGCGAAGACCCAGCGCGAGCGCGGCCGGCAGATCGACGAGTGGGCAGGCATCACCCCGGAGAAGCGCGCCGAGCTGGAGGCCGCCAAGGACGCGGCCTGGCTGGCGCGCGAGCGCGAGCGCAAAGTCAAGGAGTCCTGGGATGCCCTGAAGGCCATGAACGTGCGCAACAACGGCACCGGGGTCGTTTCGGACGGCCAGCAGTACCTGCTGGGTCAGGTGGCCGGAGGTTACGACACGGTGGGTTCATTCAAGCGCGGCGCGGCAACGGTCTATGGCCTGGAAAAGGGCACTGACCTGGTGTTCGTGAACAACCGCACCTTCACCAACTTCCTGAAGTCTGCCATCGCCTTCGGCAGCCTGCGCCAGGCCCTGGAACTGGTGGGCGCGGTCGAGCCCGAAGCCGCCGAAGCCCAGGGCGGCACCGAGCAGATCGCGGCCGTCGATGCGGCCTACAAGTTCGAGAGCGCGACCGACAGCTTCAAGCTGTGGCTGCACGAATCCCTGGACAAGGCCGACTACTCGCCCTTCGTCACCGCGAAGGCGATGGATGAGGCGGCGAAGCGCCACGGCGCGACCGTCGAATGGGGCAAGGCGCTGGCCGCTCTGGACGACGCCGGCCATGCTGTTGCCTCGCTGGAGGCCAGTCTGGCGGTGGTCGAGAACAATGCCCCGATCAACCGAGCCGAGGGCGACATCTTGCAGGCCGACCTCGAAACGGAGACGGCCAAGAGCATCCGCGAAGCCATTTCCACGCTGACCGAGGCCGACTACGCGCCCAGCGAGGAAGACATCGGCGGCACGTTCGAGGCCGAGGCCGTCGCGCTGGACAGCGCCAACGAACCGCCCGTCAAGGCTCTGCTGGCGTCGCTGCGGTCGTTCCTGGGCCAGCAGCAGGCCCTGGATGCGGTGCCGTCCCTGGATGGCACCGAGCACGTCGGCACGATCAAGCTGGCCGGCGAGGCCATCGGCCGCATCGACATTGCCGACGACGGCAAGGCGATGGTGTATGTCGGCGCCACCGGCGACGAGCGCGTGGTGTTCCCGTCGGGCACGCGGGCGATGTATTCGGACGACGACGCGGTGCTCATGGTCGATGCGCTGTTCTCCATGCGCGACGCCGCCGCGCCTGCGCCGGCCGTTCCCTACGCTGGCAGCGACCCGGACGCGCCCGGAATCTACAAGCGCGACGCCGGGTATCTGGCTGTGAAGCAGGCCGCCTCGCTTCTCGGGGTGGCCGTGCAGGACGCCGAGGTGGATGCAAACCTGGTCATCAACACCAGCATCGCCTACGGCGGCAAGAGCCTGAAGGTCGAGATTTCGCCCCACGGCTGGGTGAATGTCGGAAGCGAGCACGTCATGATTAACCCGAACGTCTCCACCGCGACCACGGCCGCCGACGGCCAGTCCATCGCCGATGCCGTCAAGGCGCAAACCGAGGCGGCGGCAGCCGAAGGCGGCCCCGCCGGCGGCCAGCCCGAACCCGGTGCCGGTGGCGACGATGCCGACCTGGTAGCCGCTGCCCTGGCTGCCGTGCAGTCGCGCGAACTGGCGCGGCTGAACGTCAAGGGCGGCCTGCCTTACTTCATGTTCCCCGTGGATGGCGATGAGGTCATCCTGTCCGACGAGTTGCGCGCGAAGGTCGAGGCCCAGCTTGGCGAGCCGCTGGTGGAGGCCGTTCTTGCTGGCCTGGAGGGGCAAACCACGCTGGTGCCGCAGTCCGCCGCGCCGACGGCTGCGCCGCCCGATACCCCGCCGGACGTGCCCGAGCTGATCGCGGCTGGCTTCCGTCGCGTGCTGAACAACGACTACGTGCGCGCGGTGCAGGCCGGCGACAAGAAGCTCCAGTTCAACGTCCGGGTGACTGAAGACGGGTTCATCGTGCGCCTGACCGTGGGCTTCAGTGGCGGCATCACGGGAGCGGCGACCGAGATTGGCCGGACGGCCGATGTTGGCGCAGCTATCGCCCTGGCGGATGCAGAGGCCGCCAAGCGCGGCGCCGGCGACGGCCAAGCCGACCCGCAGAAGGACGCCGACCGCGCCCTGTTCCAGTCCGTCATCGACGGCACGGTGGCCGACATCCTGGCGCCCGAGCTGGCCGACGACCTGGAGGCCGCCTACACGCGCAACCAGGGCGATGCCGAACTGGTGGCCCTGTTCGAGCAGGCCGTGGCCGCCTACCAGGCCGCCATGATGGCCGCCACCTCCAGCCTTGCGTAAGAAAGGGAAGATCATGCAGAACCGTATCTCCCTCGACGACGTGGCCGCCGGCGGCGCGCTCGCCCGCCTGAAGCTGGTGGGCGAGCTGGCCCGCATCAAGGCCGGGCTGAAGGACGCGGGCGAAGGCCCGTTGGCTGCCGTCAAGCGGCTGAAGCTGGTGGCGCGCGCGAACCAGATTCGCGTCGCGCTGGGCGCTGCCTCGCAGCCGAAGGCGGCCCCGCCGGCGGCCAGCCCGAACCCGGTGCCGGTGGCGACGATGCCCGAGCCGCCCTCGGGCGACGACGAGCCGGCGGCCCCGCGCAACCAGACCGCGCAGTATTACGAGTTCGACCCGAACCGCAAGCCGGCACAGCGCAAGAAGGACAACGCCGCCGCGATGGCGCTGCTGAAGCGCATCGACGCCGGCGAGGTCGATCCGGCCCGGCTGACCCCCGAGGAAAAGCTGGCGCTGGCGAAGTATTCCGGCACCGGCGGCGCGCTGATCGGGGCCGACGGCAAGAAGGGCAGCGCCTACGAGTATTACACCCCCAAGCCCATCGCCGAGGGTGTCTGGGACTTGATGTCCGAGCTGGGCTTCGCCGGCGGGAAGGTGCTCGACCCGTGCGCTGGCGTCGGCATCTTCGGCGCCACCGCGCCGCTGAACGCCGCCATCGACGCCGTGGAGCTGAACGAAACTTCGGGCCGCATCAATGGCCTGGTGAATGCCGGCCCCGGCTACACCGCCACCGTGGCGCCCTTCGAGCGTGTGGCCGCCGCCACGCCCGACGAGCAATACGATGCCGTCGTCACCAACGTGCCGTTCGGCGGTGTCGCAGATCGCGGTGGCAACCAACTGCTGGACGGGCGCTACCAGAAGGAGCCGCTGCAAAACTACTTCATCCTGCGCACGCTGGAGAAGCTGAAACCGGGCGGCCTGGCCGTGTTCATCACGCCGCCGCGCTGCGTCTCCGGCAAGGGTGGCAAGGAGGAAGAACTGCGCGTGAAGGCCAGCTACGTGGCCGAGTTCCTGGGCGCGTACCGCCTGCCGAACTCCGTGTTCGGCACGGCCAGCGCGGACACCATGACCGACGTGATCGCCTTCCGCAAGTATGGACGGGAGGCGCTGGACAAGATCGCCGAGCTGCGCGAGCAGTCGCCCAAGGCCCTGATCGACGCCAATGTGCAATGGCAGCCCTTCATCGAAGGGCGCTACTTCGACGGCGAAGGCAAGCGGTTCATCCTGGGCGAGTTCGTGCCGAAAGACCCGAACAAGTTCCGCGACGTTGATCGCGTGACGACCAGCCAGCCCATCGCCGAAATCGCGCGGATGCTGAAGAAGTTCCCCGGCTCGCGCGTGGATTGGGACATGCTGGGCACGGTCGAAACCACGCCCATCAGCTACCGAGACGGCGACACCATTACCCAGGCCGGCCAGACCCTGCAAATGCAGGAAGGCCGCTGGGTGCCGATGGCGCGCAGCGAGGACAGCGCCAGCATGGCCGAGCTGGTGGGCCGACTGACGACGCCCTACGCGGCCTTCGAGGGGCGCATCCAGTGGGCGGACGCGGAGCGGTGCGTCGATTACATGATCGAAACCTCCCAGTCGCTGGACATCCCCGACTGGCTGCGCGGCGCAATGGCCGAAATCCGGCGCCTGAAGGACGACGGCGAGCGCGGCCAGTTCTGGAACGCCGGCATCGTCGGCATGGCGGCCGCGCAGGTGCTGAACGAGCGCCTGGGCGAGGAAACCGGCGTGAACTTCGCCGAGGAATACCCGGCGCTCACCGACGCCATGCAGCGCGTCTCCACCACGGCGAAGAAGCGGCCGGCGGCGCTCGGGGGCAAGCTGCGTGATGGACTGGTGCTGATCGGCAACCACTACCAGAAGAAGACGGGGCTTTCCGCTGTCTGGCGCGGCGACGTGCAGCAGCAGGCCCCGACTGTCGAAATCACGGCCGACGCCAGTTTCGAGGGCCTGCGCTACAAGACGAAATCCGCATGGGTGAGCCTGGAGGACGCCAGGGGCATCTATGGCGAGGACTTCGACCCCTACGCCGACCCGGCCTGGTGCCTGTCGCCGGATGGCAAGAGCGTCACGCGCGCCGACGACTACTACGTGGGCAACTACGCCGAGTTCCTGCGGCGGGCGGACGCCGACATCGCCAGCGCGGCCAGCGACGGCATCCGGGCCAAGCTGCTGCGCCAGAAACTCGACGCCGGCGCGCGCATCGACAAGGTGGATGTGTCGAAGCTGACCTTCAACCTGTTCAGCCCGCACGTCACCCTGGAGGAAAAGGCCGAGTTCCTGCGCCGCTTCGTCCATCCGTCCGCCGCCGTCATCTACGACGAGCGCACGGGCGAGAAGCGCGTGGACATCGACGTGCCGGGCAGCAGCCTGACCGACCGCGAGAAGCTGCTGAACCGCATCGGCGACTACCTGAAGAACGGCACAATCACCCTGGGCGGGGTGAAGCTGGGCATGGACGACGCCAAGGCCCTGCAAGAGCTGCGCCGGATGGTGAATACCGCCAACGAGCAGTTCAATGGCTGGGTGCGCGGCAACCGCCCCATCGTGGCGCGCCTGGAGGCCGTGGCGGCCGACCCCGAGAAGCTGCGCTTCCGCCAGGTCGAGGACGAGGCGCCCATGCCCATCCCCGGCATGAACGACGGGCTGACGCTGCACGGCTATCAGAACTCCTACGTGCGCAAGACCAGCCGCGAGTTCGGCGGCATCAATGGCTTCGGCGTGGGCCTGGGCAAGACCTTCACGGCCCTGGCGGCCACCCAGTACGCCCAGAGCATCGGCGTCAAGTCCAAGACCTTCTTCGTGGTGCCCAACTCGGTGCTGTCGAACTGGCGCAAGGAGGCATCCCGCGCCTACGCGAGCACCGACGACTGCCTGTTCGTTGGCCTGCGCGTGGGCAAGGACGGCAAGGCCACCATCAGCTCCAGCAACTTCGACGCCGACCTCACGGCCGTCATGGAGAACCGGCACAGCAAGGTCTTCATGACGCTGGAAGCCTTCGAGCGCATCCGCCTGCGCGACGACACCATCAGCGCCTACGAGGCGTTCATGCGCCAGGCTGACGCCAGCTTTGCCGAGAGCATGGACAAGAAGGAAGACGAGCGGGCCAAGAGCAAGCAGGCTGGCCTGCTGTCGGTGCTGTCCGACAAGCGCGGCGGCGCGCCGTACCTGGAGGATATGGGCGTCGATAGCATCGTCTTCGACGAGGGCCACGTCTTCAAGAACTCCGCCCAGACGGTGGATTTCAAGGGCGCCAAGTTCCTGTCCCTGTCGCCGGCCTCGCGGCGCGGCATCGACGCCCAGGCCAAGGCGTGGTTCATCCGTGGCAAGTCCGACCTGAAGGACGGCGTGATGGTGCTGACCGCAACGCCCATCACCAACAGCCCGCTGGAGATTTACGCGATGCTGTCGCTGGCCGTCGGCCACGAGCGCGTGAACGACGTTTGCCTGGGCATCCGTGGCGCCGACGACTTCATGGAGATGATGTGCGCCAAGGAGAACCAGGACGACGTGACGATGGACGGCGTGGCGCGCACCACGGATGTCTTCGTGGGCCTGAACAACGTCGGCGTGCTGCGCAAGGCCATCGGCGAGGTGGCGACGATCAAGAGCGCCGAGGACGTGGGCGAACAGATCGTGGTGCCCGACCGCGAGGAAAAGGCCGCGCCGGTGACGCTGCCGACCGACGTGGTGGAGCGCCTGAAGCTCTACAAGAGCGCGTTCCGCTACGCCATCGACGAGATTTCGGAGAAGTCCCCGAACCGGGGCGACCCCGACGCCTACGCACAGGTGGCGCAGCACTTCGGCGAGGAACTGAACCTCATCGGGCACCCGTTCAACCTCATCAACAAGATGACGCTGCTGATCGCCGACCCGGAACTTGACCAGCGCGCCACCTTCTACAGCTACCTCCCGAGCCAGGCCGACAAGGCCAAGGCGGCCATCGAGCAGTTCAACGCCCGGAAGTTCGTGGAGGAACGGCCCCGGCCCGGCCCGATGACGGACGAGAAGGCCATTGTCGGCCACAAGACAGTGAAGGACTCCGGCGGCAACGAAACCGAGCTGCTGAAGATCGAGGTGCGCGCCAAGGCCATCGACGGCGGCCGCGTGGTGATCGACACCATCGACCCGGATGTGCAGAGCGCGTTCGAGGCCATCGCGGAGAAACTGGGGCTTGACCTGGACGTGTCCGTGCCGCCGAAGCTGGCGGCCATGCTCGAAAACTTCCAGCACGAGCAGGCCAGCCCGCGCGGCATCGACGCCGGCGGCCAGCGTTCGCCCATCGTCAAGCAGATCGTGTTCTGCGACATCCTGCCGCTGCACAACAAGATCAAGCGCCTGCTGACGCGCCGCGCCGGCGTGCCGGCGGCCGCCATCGCCATCATCACCGGCCGCACCAACAACACGCCCGACGAAATCCTGTCCGTGCAGGACGGATTCAACGGTGCCGGCGAGGACAACAAGTACCAGACCGTCATCGCCAACGAGAAGGCCGAGGTGGGCATAAACCTCCAGAAGGGAACCCAGGCTATCCACCACCTGACCATCGGCTGGACGCCGGACAGCCTGGAGCAGCGCAACGGGCGCGGCGTGCGCCAGGGCAACCTGACCGCGCGCGTGAGCCTCTACTACTACGACGCCGACGGCACTTTCGACACCAGCAAACGGGCGATGGTGAACAAGAAGGCCGATTGGATTGGGCAGGTCATGGATGTGAATGGCTCCGACAGCGTGGCCGTCACCGGCGGGCTGTCCAAGGAGCAGATGGAAGCCCTGATCGACGTGGTGGGCGACGCCGACGCCATGCGCCGGATGCAGGAAACCATCGCCGCCAAGGAGGCCGCCTCGCGCGCGTCAAGCAACCGCGACCGGCAGATGATTAACCTGGACACGATTCGCAAGCAAAACGCCTTCCTGAACGACAACCAGACGGCGGCCAGTTTCGTCATCCGCAAGATCATCGGCCTGTGGGGCCTGGAGAAGCAGGCCGAGAAGCTGCGCGACCGCATCAGCAACCCGAAGGCCACGGCCACCGCCGTCGCCAAGAACGAAAGCCTGCTGGCCGAGCTGATGGCGAGCGTCGGCGGCCTGCGCCGGCAGATCGAGCAGTCCGCTACCCTGTTCCGCACGGAATGGCGCGCCGGCGGTTCCACCTCGGAACCGGCAACCCTGGACAGCTTCTTTGCGGCCGTGCGCGGGGGCAAGAAGCAGAAGGACGATGACCTGGAATCCATGCTGCTGGGCCGGTCGTATCCGTCCTTCGGACTTCATGTCATCGAGGGCGGCCCCATCGGCAATGAGTGGCAGGCCGAGGTGGATATGGCCCAGTCCATGATCGACGAGGCCAAGACCGCGTTCGCGCGCCAGGCGGGGGAGTCCGGCGGCTACCCGGCCGGCGTGGCCGACGCCATCGCGCGCGGCGAGGGCATCATCTACAACGGCAAGCCGCTCATCAACGGCACCTTCGTGCGCGTGCCTGGCGGCCTGGCCGTGCTGAAGCTGGAAAGCGGCCGGCCCGGCGCCTTCGGCCGCAGCCTCGACGGATCGCCGCTGGCCGCAAACACCGCCGCCGTCATGGCTGGCGAGTGGTTCTACCTGGGCACGGCTGGTTACGACGCCTGCCTGACGGATGCGGCCCAGATCGAGGACACCATCAACGCCGCCGGCACGGTCGAAAACGGCTTCAACACGGTGGTGCCCGAGGTGGCGCAGCGCCGCAAGGTGGAGGCCCTGGCCGCCTACAGCGCCCACGATTACCGGCTGCCGCAGCCGTATTTCCCCTTCGTCGTCTCGCCTGCTGACGCGGATAAGTCCGAGGCGATGCGCCGCATCTTCGACGCCCAGAAGGCCGTCATCCGGTCGTTCGACGACGGGAAGTTCGTGGTGCCCAGCGACACGCCGGTGACGCGCCGCGCCAGCAACGAGGATTCCACCGCTCGGCATGACGCCCTGCGAGAGTTCGCCACGGCCAACGGCCTGAAGCTGACCGTGGCCGACCTCGACGACTTCGACCTCTGGGTGCAGAAGCAGATCGAAAAGACCGTCTCGCTGGACGACCTGAAGGCTGCGCTGACCGGCAGCACTGAGCCGGATGTGATGGAACAGGCTTCCGCGTTCATGCGCGCGGCCGCGCCGTGGTTCGATTGGCAGGACAAAGACCCGGCGAGCGACTACCTGCCGTATGGCTTCAAGGCGGCCATCTCCGCCGCCGTGCGCCAGGCCGTGGCCGGTGATGACCGGCCGGCCGGGCCTTCGCCGTCCGATGTGGTGGGTATCCGGGGCAACACCAAGGTGTGGAAGGAAACCATCAAGCGGTGCGCGAACATGGCTGGCTTCGGCAAATACAAATGGGACGGGGATGCCCTGGCGTGGAACGTGTACCGTTCCACCTGGGACTACCTCATCGCCAACTACCCCCAAGCGGGCGATCAGCTCGAACTGACCGCCGCGACCCGCTCCCTGTAAGGAAGGAAACATGGCCTACACCGAATACAAGTTCGACAAGGACGCCATCAAGGCCCTGGTGTCCGAGCGCGCGGCCGCGCTGCGCGCCAACCGGGGGTTCTCGAACCTGCTGGCCTTCGGCCTGGGCGTGGTGGCCGAGCGGCTGGGCAAAGACCCGCGCCGCTACCGCGACTACGGCCCGTACTGGTGGGCGCTGAAGGACGCCATGATCGCCGGCGGATACAGCCTGGGCAGCCAGACCGACCCGCTGGTGAAGAAGGCGTACCGGGGCGAGGGCGACGTGGAAACCCTCATCATGGCCGACGAGTTCCGCACGGCGTACCTGAAGGCGAACATGATCTACACCAACCAGTTCCTGCTGGACGCGGCCAGCCCGGACTTCTGGGTGCTGTACGACGCTGACATGGAGTTTCCGGCCGCGTAGCGCGGGCGCGCCCCATAGCGGAAAACTGCCCAGAGGGGGCCATATCGGGAAGCCTACCCTTCCCGTATGGCCGACACTCCCAACATCCCCGCTCCGACCAAGCCAGGCTTCCTGGCCCGATTCGGCTTGTCCCGCAAGCGATGGGCTTCCACGCACGTCGCGCCGGTCAAGGAAATCGACCAGTCCGACACCTACCTGTACGGTGCCGGCACCACGACCGTTGCTTCGCTGCTGGGTTCCGGCAGCCGGGGCGCGCGCTCGCGCCAGATCATCTACGAGAAGTGGATGCGGATGGAGGGCGACCCGATCATCTCCAGCGCGCTCCAGCTTCTGGTGACTTCGGCTCTGGGCGGACACGAAACCAGCGGCGACCTGGTGTTCGTTGAAAAAACGGCCGAGGCGAAGAAGGACAAGCGCCTCGCGGCCATCGCCGATGAAATCGGCTCCGACCTGGCGCCGCTGTTCAACCGCGTGGCGTTCCAGATGGCCTACACCGGCGCCGCCTACGGCGACTCCTACGCGCGTATCTACACCGACGCGCGCGGCGTGGTCGATCTTCACTCCGACGAGATGGTGCGCCCGCAACTGGTGCAGCCCTTCGAGCGCGGCAGCCGCACGATCGGGTTTGCCGTCTCCCTCGGGGAGCGCAACTTCGAGCGCCTGGACGTGTCGCAGCTCGCCCGGCTGAAGATGCCGCGCACGCAATGGATTCCGCAGTTCGGCGTGGTCGAGAAGTCCTTGAAGGGTGCGATCACCGAAAACGACATCGACAACCTGCCGATCATGCCCAGCATGGTGGGCGGTTCGCTGCTCTACAACGCAGAGGAACCCTACGACAACCTGACCGCCTCGCTGCTGGGCCTGGTGGGCCAGCGGTGGATGGACTCCATCGACGAGCAGATGGTGGCCGTCAATCTGGAGTCGATGACGCTGGAACAGCAGGAGCGGTTCGTCGAGTCGGTCAAGGGGATGCTGCTGGCGTCGAAGACCTACGCCGAACAGGCCGTCAAGCGCGGGCGCCCGATCATGGAGCGCATCCGGCACATCATCCCGGTCTTCAACGAGAAGCAACTGACCAACATCGGCCCCGGCAACGGCGGCCAGACCGGCCGGGCCGCGACCATCAGCATTGAGGACGTGCTGCTGCACGCCCGGCTGCTGTCCGGCGCGCTGGGCGTTGATCTTTCCATGCTGGGTTTCGCCGATCAGCTCTCGGGCGGCCTGGGCGAAGGCGGGTTCTTCCGCGTGTCGGCGCAGGCCGCCGAGCGCGCGCGCGTCATCCGCGTGGCCCTGGCCGAGTTCTTCAACCACGTCATCGACATCCACACCTACCGCCGCTACGGCATCGTGTTCAACGTCAAGGAGCGCCCCTGGGAAATCAACTTCTTCGGGTCGATTTCCGCCCTGGAGGCGGAGAAGCAGCGCACGCGCGCCGATTCGATGAACGGCGGGATGCTGCTGGTGCAGGCCATGCAAATGCTCAAGGAGATGGGCGCCAGCAAGGACATCATGACCGAGTTCCTCGTCAAGACGATGATGCTGGACGAAGACCAGGCGAAGCTGTACGCGGCCATCGTCGATGCCAAGCCGCAGGACGATAGCGGCGGCTTCGGTGGCGGTGGTGGCTTCGGCGGTGGTGGAAACGGCGGCGGGCTGGATCGCGTATGAGCCTCTACAACAACATCGCCGAAAGCCTGTCAAGTAGCGGGCTGCTGGGTTCCATCCGCTCGGGGCTGAATGCGGCCCTGGGCGGCGTGACGGACTCGGCCACCCAGGCCCTGGGCGGCGGCAAGCTGGCCCAGACCGTGGTGGGCATGGGCAAGAGCGCGGCCGTCAATGCCGGCATGAACGCCGTGAACAAGCACATCCCCATCCAGGCGCAGCGCGCGATCAACGTGGGCGCGGGCGCCGTGGGCGATCTCATGAACGGGGATTGGAACTCGGCGGGCCTGCGCGTGCTGGATTCCGGCCTGCTCAACGAGCTGCTGCCCGGCTTCGGTGGCGGCGTCGCCTCGCAGGTGGCGTACTGGGGCGCAGCCACGCCGCTGCTGGGCGGCATCAGCCCGAGCGAGGCCAAGCGCATCTACGACCAGGTGCGCGACGAACGCCTCGCCAAGAAAAACCTCTGGCTGCTGGAGGTGACGAGCCGGCTGGGCGGCGGGGGCATGAACATGCCCGACCGCTTCAACCTGTTCGCCACCGAGGTCGAGTACGCGCCCTTCATCGTCGCCGGGGACAAGCACCGCGTCGGCGGCGCGGTGATCGACGCGGTGCAGGGAGCGGAGCCGGTCGAGCTGCGCATGACGACGCTGGACGACCAGGCCGGCTCCCTGAAGAAGTGGTTTGCCGCGCACCACGGCGCCGCCACGCCGCGCGATGGCACCGTCGGCGTGCCCGACAGCTTCGCCATCACCATCCGCGTGGTGCATTCGTTCATCACGGCAGAGAGCAACCGGGGCGGATACGAGGACATCGGCCTGTTCCGCCCGGTCAATCTCGACGTGAGCCTTTCCCGCCGAGAGGACGGTTTGCAAGAGGTGCAGATGACGTTCTCGCAGCTCGACACCTTCATGAGGCCCTGATGGCGCTGAAACATGACGCACAGGGGTTCCTGGTAGGCGACCCCATCGACCTGAGCAAGGCGGTTGCCGACTGGGCCGCCATCCGCGACGACGTGCGCGCGATTCGCCAAGCGGTACTCGGCATCGAAAGCGCGCTGAACCGGGCCGCGCCCGAGGCGCGCGCCAGCGTGCCCGCGACGCCCGGCCGGGGCGCCGGCCTGGAGGAAGCCGACCCGACGGTCAAGGCGTTCAACGAGGTGGCCCAGCCGATGGCGCGGGACGCGCGCCAGGGCGCCGACACCTCGCGCGCACCGCAGAACCCGCAGGCCGTCCCCGCCCGCCAAGCCCTGACCGGGCAGCCGGCCCAGGCCGCGCGACGCGAGCGCCAGATTCCGGTGCTGCTGAGCGCGCCTGCCGTGCCGCAGACCGGCGGCGCCGGCGGCATTGCCGCCCGCCGCGACACCGAGAGCGCCGCCGCCGTCACCCGCGCCGTG